GATCCAACTATTATAATTGTCCCATCCTTTTAAATATAGTTCATTTAAAATAAGAGTAGGTATAGATTTTTTAATATTGAAACATCCCGCAAAAGGTTGTTCTTTATCATCTATATAAATTCTTTTAAATGTCATAACAATTATTAGAATTGTTTACTTGCAGCACAAGGTCCATCATGTCCTACTTCTCTGGAACATTCCCATCCTGGAGGAGGAACGTTACACCTTTCAGAATCTTCTTTTAAAAGTTCTGTTTCAAGTTGTCTAATAGTGAGTTCTAGATCAATGTTAACGTTATTTAATGCTCTTTCTAAGCGTTCCTTATCCGCCAAGAGAAATGCTCCTGCTTTTTCTAAATTTCTTTTTCGTGTTGTTGGACGAAATAAGTCCTTTCCCCAACAATCAGGCCACCAATTAATTGATTCATTAATATAAGCAAAAGCCCCCATTGCTAATTCACCATTAACATGTGAATCGTCATGGGCAGTTGACCATAAAGTCTTCTGTCGTTCTCTTTCTTTCGTAATTAGTTCTTTAGCGTTCATATTAAAACTGTTTCCCATTAGCTAATTTTCGTGCCTCATGCTTATGATCTTCTCTAGTGCGATTATATTCCATCTTCTCTTCAAATGCTCCTTGAAGATCATAACCAAATGCAGCAGCATAGTCAAAAATCCTAATCAAAGTATCTACAAGTTCTACTTCTGCCATTTTTCGATGAGGAAGTTTATCATCCATTAGATTCTTTCTTTCGCCTTCTAAGCATTCAGAAATTTCCGAATGAATTAATGCAAGTAGTTCCCCTTTATTACGGAAAAGAGGTTCTCCCGTTTCAATATTTTGCCACCATTTTTGGTTAGCAGCATGACAGATTTTAGCATATTCGTTTAGGTTCATGTTTTATTTGTTTCTTCTTTTATCTACAACTTTAACAGGTTCAGGATTAAATGAAAGATAATACTCTTTCATCAATTCATAAAGTAATTTATTAGGAACTGCTCGTTTTCGTCCAACTTCTAACCATTCATATTTCAAATAATCATGACAGAATAATGCCACAGCACTTGATCTGGAGACACCTGCTTTACAGTTTACGATAACATTTTTATCTTTATGTTTCAAGATAAAATCTACAATTTCCTTGGCTTGTTCTTTAGTAGGAGGTTGTGCCCATTCATCTGTTCCAATTATAGGAACCTCCTTAACTATATCCCAAAAACTAATATGTAGATTAGGAAGCTCATCCAGAAATTCATTTCTAATTGCATTATAGCTTGTATCGGGTTCACCGATTGCAATCCAAATTGCTTTGGCTGGATCAATATAGTGGGACCAATCTTCTGCCTCCTTACGAGGGATATTAACAACTGTTGTCATAATTATACTTTAAACCATGCTCCTCGTACAATGAAACGAATTTTATTTTTTCTTAAATTATCAAGAAAAGTTTGCGTTATTCCATCCTTTGACAATCCTGATTCCTCAATTTTAATATCTTCTATGCGTGTAATTCGATAAAACGAAAAAACATTATAATCAAGTTTATTTCGAAGCAAGTCTACTTCATTAATAAAAAGTGATTTTTCAGTCATTACCCACATACTACCTGCTTCCACTGCCCAATTATCATCTCTAAATGGAGGAATATACGAATCATCATATATATCCTTCCTGCTCTTATTATACAATGCCACAGGATGTTTCATATTGGTGTCACATACATGAAATCCGGCATTTCTAAAAATATCTTTAACTTCTTTTTCTGTTGGAATCCAATCTCGACTCTCTGATCCAAATAAAGGAACAACACATAATCCTGGTAACATTTTTAATAAATTTCTTCTATTCATAACGATATACTTATTTTAATCCATACTAACCAATCTTGCAACATATTGTTTTATTTTTCCCTCGTCATATTTATGATAACTTAGGGTTCTTTAATAGAATATATTGGAGCATCCATCGGTTAAAAGATTTAAACTTAAATTGACTAAAATCTTTTGTAATAATAGCATTGTGAAAATCACGGATACTGTCCTCCGCATTCTTAGGAGCAACAGTGGGTTCCATTCTCTCATATTCTGAAAGTTCATGGAAAACAAATACATTAGCCCCATCCGATTTAGCTTTCTTTGCATATGTAACTATATCTTCCTTAGTGTATAAAAGGTAGAAATCTCTGGCAAATGCAATCTTCCCTTGCAAATCTACTTCTTCATTAGGAGACGAAGCATAAAACATTTTATTCTCGTTCAAATCGTATATTCCAACAGGATTAGGACAGTTATCACTAATATGAAACCCTTCATTTCTAAAAATATCTTTTATTTCTTCTTCTGTTGGATACCAACTATTTTCTTGATCGTTCATATATCCATAGTCTAACCCACAATTATTCCAAAAGCAATGACTATTTGTTTTATTTTTCTCTCTTGATAAATATTATCACCATGACTAGCGAAGCTCAATCCCATATTCAAAAATTCCTCTATAACCTATCTACTGGCAATTATGCCCATGCAGATAAAGAACTCAATAAAGTCGTTACCCAAAAAGTAAATGATCGTTACCAAGCTGCACTAGAGAAAATTCAAAATCCTCCTACGAAGACAAAATAATAGAATTTACATTTATTGAATAAATAATCCTTATATGTTAGATGAATTAAAGCCTATTTTTGAACAAATTGATAAAAACATCTTCAATGAAGATACCCTTAAACAAGTATCTGCTATCATCGAAGCAAAAGTCAATGAAAAAACCGAAGCGCGTGTACAACTAGCAGTTGAATCCGCCACTCAAACTCTTGATGAAGAAATGACAGAAAAAATGACCCATCTTGTCAAAACCATCAAAGAGAATATTGACAAAGACCACTTAACTAAAATCAAGTACGTCGTCGAACAACTTAATACTGATCATCTTGCCAAGCTTGTTACTCTTAAAGAAAATTATGAAAATCTTCTAAAGAAAACCGCTCAAGAACATAAGATGACACTTGTTGAAAGTGTTGATACTTTCCTTGAGAAATATATCGATAAGAATCTTCCTAAACAAGTTATCGAAGAAGCTGCTAAAAACAATCACGTTAAAAATCTTCTACAAGAAGCTCGTAAAGTTCTTGGCGTTGATGAAAAGTTTGTCAAAACCAATATCAAAGAAGCATTCATTGATGGTAAGAAACAAATGGATAAACTTATTCAAGAAAATACTCAATTAAAGCAATCTAAAAATAAAGAAGAAGTTCAACGTTTTCTTACAGAGAAGACTGCTAATCTTCCTACTGAACTTGCTAAATTCCTTAAAAAAGGTTTTGAAAATAAACCACTAAATGTCGTTAAAGAAAATTTCGATTATATGGTCGAAATGTATGATGTCAGAGAGAAGAAAAAGAAAACAGCTCTTCTTAATGAATCTAAACAAATTTCCAACGTTGATCGGTCCTCAATCTCCGGTGATGCACTAATAACTGAAAGTTCTTCTAAGAACAATTCCAGTACTTCTCCTCTAAATCCTTTAGAAGACATGTATCTAGACGTTCTTGCAAGAAAATAAGCGATAAACAATAAATATAAAATATATGGTAAATCCATCCTCATCCTACGTAGACAGTGCGCCCGGTTTCATTAACAAAGATCGTGGTCGCCAATTAATTAACAAGTGGAGTAAAATCCTCGAATTCACTGATAGCCAGACACCCCCAATTAAAGGCCATCAGAACAAATTAGCAACCGCTATCATTCTTGAAAACCAAGAACGCTCACTTAAGGAAAACGGTTTCCTTCGTCAGCAAATGGTCCAAGAAAATGGTATGGTCGCTGGTGGTGCCTTTGCTGGTACTCCTTGGGGCGGTGGTACTCCTGGTTCCGCTCCCTCAACTAACGGTCAATACGGTAATGCCCTAAATGCTTCCGATTGGTATGCTCCTGGTGATGCTCGTCTTCCTAAGACTCTCATTCCTATGATTCGTCGTACATTCCCTGAGCTAATCTCTCATGAAATCGTCGGTGTTCAACCTATGAGCGGTCCTGTCGGTCTTGCCTTCGCCCTTCGTTATCAATACGACCAATCCCCTCTTGCATGTAGTCCTTATAATGATAAAGGCTGTACATTCGATCCTTCCAAGTTCAATCCAAGCGGACATCCGTTTGACACCACTGGTCTAGGTTCTGGTGAAGCAGGTTATCAAAATCTATTCACTGCACACACAGGTATCACCGCTGCTGGTCTATCCGGTAATGCTGATTTCGCTGTTCCTGCAATGGATTCCGGTGTTGCTCAACTTCTAAGCCATTTCGAAGCAAGCAGCAATATTCCTACTATGTCTCTTAAAATCGAGAAAACCGCTGTTGAAGCCGGTACTCGTAAATTAGGAACTAGCTGGTCTATCGAACTAGAACAAGACCTTATGAATATGAACGGTATTGACATTGATGCAGAAATGACCAATGTTATGTCCTACGAAATTCAGGCCGAAATTGACCGCGAAATGATCATCCGTATGATCCAAGTAGCTCTTAATGCAGGTCTAAATACCGGTTATTCTATCTGGCGTCCACAACTTGCAGATGCTCGCTGGTTTGCAGAACGTGGTGTTGACTTCTATGCCAAAATCGTTGTAGAAGCTAACCGTATGGCTATTCGTAACCGTCGTGGTCCTGCTAACTTCATCGTTGCAACTCCAAAGGTTTGTACCATCCTTCAACTTCTTCCTGAATTCCGTCCATTCGAAATCAGTTCCAATATCCAAGTTCACCCAAATGGTGTTGCTCGCGTTGGTTCTCTCGCAGGACAATTCAATATCTATCGTGATACTCGTTCTGAAGCACAATACCTAGCCGGTGCCCGTGCAACTCAAATCGAATATGCACTACTTGGATATAAAGGAACAGAATTCTATGATACAGGTCTAGTTTATTGCCCTTATATTCCAGTTCTTGTACAGCGGACCATCAGTCCTCTTACTATGACACCAAACGTAGGTATGATGACTAGGTACGGAGTCATAGATTCCCTATGGGGGGCTAGTAATTTTTACCATATCATTATCGTTAAGGATATTGATCGTAACCATTATACTTCCAGTCTTAGTGTTCCTACTTCTTCTCTACCTGTTTACTCAGTGTCTATCTAATAGATTAGGAGAAAGTAAAGAAAAATCCACGAAAACCCGCTCTATAGAGCGGGTTTTCTTTTGTTATAATTCTATAGTTTTAAGATATGTTTCTATACTTTCATTCGTGAAATCATTGATTTTAAGGGGAAATACTTCCCATTTAGTGAGACATTTCGATGCTTTATTATGTAAAGACTGTATAATCTGTTCTCTGACAATTGAGAACATTCGTAAATCTTCTTGATATTTTAAAAGACCTAATGAACAAAAAAACGAAGGCAGAATAACCTTTTCGGAAATAAAACCATGTGGATATAAATTAAAGGTTTCCGTAGAAGTCATATTAGTCTTATATTGCTTGAATAGCAAGTGGATTATCTGTTCATCCAATTGAATGAAATATGGGATATGAATAACATTATATCCATTTTCTTCAAAAACTTGGTTTCTAACAATATCACGAATAACAGTAGTAGGTTGTGTATAATGCCGTGGCCCATCATATTCCACAATAAGTTTTAATTCTTCGATTAAGAAGTCCGGTAAAAATCTTTTACCATTAAACTTTAGAGTTGGCGATGAAACAGTATAATCTCTAAAACGTTCCTTTAAAAATATACCTGTTGATTCTTCTGTTAAATACTCTTCAATCATAGATATTAATCTTCAAAGGTTTCAACTTCATCCCATACCATAATAGGTTTAACAAGGCTATAATCATATTGATGATTGTGAACTTTATGGCATTTCTCAACAAAAGCATCTTTAGACACAATCATGGCAGGAATTTCATTTGGTTCAACATCATCATATTTTTCTAACGTAATAGTTGTATGTAGAAAATCAGGAATGTCTTCTCCTTCAATATATTTGTAAAGATTAGGAGACAGTACATTTTTAGCCGCAACTAGAAATTGCTCCTTGGTGATTAAGAATGGTACAACAATACCGTCTGTAGTTTCATATGGTAGAATATTTTTATCTGTGTTCATTTATTTTTGGGGTTTTACTAACAATGCAAGTTACTATAAAAGGACGGCGTAAGCAACTTATTAACTAACCTTTATTTTAGCTTGACCAATATTAGGAATATAAGGAGCATAAACATATCCAGGATTATCATGAACCACCGATTTATAACCTAATAAAACTTCTCCATTTTCATTCATGGGTGATCTGTAAACTTCTGTACAATTTTTAATTATTCTTTGATCAAATAAAAACTCCTTGGGAATTCTTTCATCTATTACTTTTAATTGTTTATCATCAATAATTTCTGCTTTAATAGGAAAATCGACTATTCCTTGATCTAATAAGTAGTCTAAATTTTCAGCATGTAGATTAGTTAATAAGCGATTCCTGTATCGAATATCATTTCCTTGTGGCATGGGATATGGGCCTTTATGTAGCCATGCTAATAGTGTTTGGCAACCTTTATTAGTGATCAAATATTCTTTCATAAATTATTCTCCTCCACTCCAAGAGCGGTTATAATCATACATTTCTTGTAAAGTGACGGGTAAACGGTCTGCTACATGTGGAATCCGTTTCATATCATATAACAATACTGTTGTTCTATATTGTTCAATAGTTTCTTTATTTAGGATTTTATAAGCTCCTGCTCCCATTAGAGGATAAATCCATTGTAAAACTTTACCATCTTCTACAACTACTCGTATATCCCCTAAACAATTTCCTACAAAGTAACTTTTACTAGATTTATAAATATCATAAATCTTACCGTCTTTGTATGCAAATTCTTCATTTAGGGAGAATTCGTCCCAAAGGTCTTTTGTTACTTCTAATTTCATATTAACTTACTTCTGTTTGTAAAACTTCTCCAATATTTCTTTCTTCTACTACAAAATCGGGTGCAGTGAAAAGTAGATAATTTCTATAATGGTAGCCATCTTTCGTTAGATATTCTTCAAGAGTTTGGTATTCTTTATACATATTTTCGGGCCAAGAGGGCCATTGGTATCTAATGGGAAATGTCAGGGAATCCTGTCCATTAAGTTGTTTATTTTTGTTTTGTAAATCTTTTACATCACGAGAAATACAATATTGTTTAATATATTCTAGTGCTTCCTCTTTAGAATTAGCAAGGACATGGTATGGTGTGCAATATCCGCCTTGATCAAATGTGTATAATTTCATAAATTATTTCTCTACTTTCCAATTATATCTACTATCATCTACTTCTTTTTTACCATCCCACACCATTAAACCTTTATCTTTGGCCCATCTATATAAAGTGGTATTAACTTCGATACTTCCTTTACATATTGCATCATCATCACAATTGAGATATGTGGCATATGCTTTAGCCATATCTTTAATAGATGGTTCCCAATGAAAGACTTTTATAATTGCTCCTGAATTAGACTGTAAAATATAGATATATTCTTTGTCTCGTTTCCATGCCATATGATCATATCCGCACATGATAGCATTGGCGAACCATCCATAAATCCATTCTTCATCAATATCGATTTTATACATATCTTTAAAGATTTTCATGAATTCTTTAGTCCAAATGGATGCATCCATGGTGGAATGAAGATTTATTTCTTTTTCAATTTTATCTTTACCAATACTCCAAGAGTTAATATTTTCCATGTCATATATTACAACAAGAAGTCCTCTTTGTCAAACCTTATTTCGTTAACATGTATCTATATTTTCCTGCCAGGGGTTTACTAATCATATTCCCATAATATTCATTCATTTCTTCTTTAGAATTTAATTGTTTTACAATTTTAACATTCTTATAATCATATTCAGCAATACTAATCTTAAATCCTTGATTGATGAAATTATCGAAATTTGAATACCAAAATTTAAACCCTTTTTCCGTTAATGAATCATCAGAAAGAACAAAATTATATTTGTTCATAAGAAAATAAATGTAAAAATAATACATTAATCCTTTTAAATTATATTTTTTTCCGAAAGAACTTGTCATAGTGGTTATTATTCCATCTTTATATGCATCTCCTGAATAGGTTGCAATCTTTGTATTATTCAGAACTAAACTATAAACTCTAATTTTAGAGTTGCTTAAAGAAGTATGAATATAAACACCAATCATTTCTTTCCCTACCTGAAATTCTCCTACCTTTTCATAATTATTATATTTGTTGAAATATTGATTTTCGTCTCGATCAATTACATCGATAGGATCAATCCGTAAAGGCATTTCTAACAAAGTTATTAACTCATTAAACTTCATATTATTATTCTTCAAATGAATTGATTCTTTTAACTACTTTACCTTTTTTAGAAGGTCCGCAATAGAAATATTCTCCTGGATTAGGGGCATTAAACACTTGATCAGTGGATACTATTGCTTTAATTATAATAGAAGGTTCCTCTTCCACGGCAAAGATATGTTGAGCATGTTCCAATGCAAATCTAGGAGACATTGTGACAAAATCCATATCTTCAAAAGTAGTTCCTGATGATTCTAATTTTGCTCTTAAAATAGTAACAAACCCATTTTTATTTCCTTGATCTTTTAAAGATGGGCCTTTCATCCCTTCTCTACCTTCTAATAATAAACATAATTCATTAAACTTCATTATATTATTTATCCTTATATATCAACCACAATATTATTAGCTTCTTTGATTTTCTGTTGTGCTTTTTGTTTATCTTCTGGAGAACCAAACATACTTGCAAAGACTTGATCCCTTGTTGCCAGAATGAAGTTATTAGTAACTGGTCCACCTTCTCCATTACCTAATTCAGGAAGTTTATTTGCCATACCTTTTTCCTTAAGGTCTAAATCTCTAGTTTTTAATTCTTTAGCTTGATCCATTTTTCTCTTCTCAATAACCACATTAACCATATTTTTAAATAGTTCGGATTGACTTTTAATGATGGAAGAATGGGCTTCAATATATTCAGCCGTTCCTACTTGATTAACTAGGTCTTTGGTTTGCTCTAATACTTCGCCATTAGAATTAATTGTTTCCATAAGTTTCCCCATGACAAATTTATATACATTTTCATCAGTTAAATCTTGAATAGGAACTTGTTTAACTTCTTTGATGGTTTCTTTAACAGTGCTTAGAGAAGCTAAAACATCATCTAAATCGGGTTGATCTTGGGCATTAATCATATCTATATTTAGAAATTTAATAAAAACTATTCAATATAAATAATAACATATGGAATCTCCTGATTTAGAAAACTTATATGAAGCATTATTAGCACCCGCTAAAGACCCTAAACAAATTGTTCATGAATATGCTGTTAAAGCTAATGGTGCTCTTGCATCAGCATTATTATCTATTCAACAAATAAGAACAGCATTATATTCGATCAATGATACTGAACAATTACAAACCAAATTCCAAGAATATGATGCCGATATTAAGGATGTTCAAATGGGATTAGAGAATTATATATTAAAATATTTTAAATAAATTTAGATAATAAAAAAGCCGGTCAAATTAATGACCGGCTTTTTCGTTTTATTCTTTAGAATATGTTATTGAGAGTAACGCCTGTGCGATTAACCACAATGTCTGCCAGAATCATCTTGATAGTTCTTGTTGGTTGAACATAAACGGCAACATTGAGTAGACCTTGATCAATACTATCAGCAGTGTTGTTACGTTCATCACAAACAATATCAAAGCCATATAGACCTGCATTATCTGTCATGAATTGAAGCACAGGAGATAGTTTATTCTTAACTCTTGTGCGAGTAATAACAGTATTTGGTTGACCAATGAACTCACGTAGATTTGCTTGAATAGAATTACCAAGCCATAGTAAGCCGCGACGAATATAGTTTTCTTGTAATGCACTTGGCTCTTTTTGAAGAGTTAATGTGTTATAAACAATGTAACCAGTATTAGGGAACTTAACAATAGGATTAAGTCCAACTTTAGCAATTAAATCAAGTTCGCGTTGATTTGGATTGATGGCAGTATCAACGATATTAGCAAGAGCACCATTCTGAACACCTAAAGGAGCAGTCCAAGGGAATAAGTTTCTGTCATTAGAAGCATATAAGGCTGCTTTATAAGCAGAAGGACCGAACCAAGTATAGGAATCAGTATTGGCATCATATCCTTTAATCCAGTTAGCATGACTTTCTGAATAATTAGAATCTGTACCAGAATAGAGATTACGAAGAGGTGCCCAAATGTTACGACTAAATGAAGTATATTGATCAGACACTAATCCTGTCTTAGGATCAATAGTTAAGGTTTTTTGACGATTAACTACTTTATAATCCTTGCCATTTACGAAGATTTGACGAAGAGGGTCTTGGATATGTAAATGTCCAACTCCACCATTTGCCTTACGTGTGTAACGAGCAAAAGTATCAAAGATATTATAGATAGTTTGCCATGCATCCGCAAGGGGAGAACTCATTGAGGTTCCGTCATAAGGAGACAATGAACTAGTATCAACATAATAAGAGTCATCATAGTTGTAGCAAATACCTGTATTAGTGATACATGCATCATTAGAAACTGCTTGTCTTGTTGCCCATACAGTGGATAGACCATTATCAATAGTAATATCAATTGGATAATCTAATGGATTTTCAACATTGGTTAAAGCACGTTGAAGTTTGGCAGGAAGATTACCAATATCCTTTTTCTGACAAAGAGTATATTGGGCATTACTGCAATTACTATTATATGCACCTAGACCGTAGAGACTGTCGCCGTAGTTAGCAAGAGCAGCTTGAGCATCAAAGTTATTAAATACGTCTCCGGTGCGAGCATTGTACATTCTAACAGTCTTTTGAGGAAGACCGGTAGAATCAGTCCAGCAATTATTCTGAGAGAGATAAGGATTAACTAATACTTGAAGATAATTGCTATTTGCAACAGAGTTCTCAAGGAAGTAGGAACGCGGAGGACCACCATACGGATCATTTAGCTTACGAGCAGCATTAAGAGAACCAGTATATTGTTCTAGTTTAATCTGATCAAGTTTATTGATAGTTTGAGTAAGCTGAGTAGGACGAAGTTTGAATAAGGTTACAATGAGAGAATCATTATAGTTAGGAGTACCAAAGTCAACTCCACCCCCATTTTCAACAATATCAGAGATTGAACCACCTGCTCCATTGAAAGGAGAAGTGGTTTGGAAATTCCATCTTTCAGAAGGAACTGCTACCCAATTACCCGAAACACCGGGACAAGTTTGTTGGTAATAACCAGCAACACCTGTAATAGAATTAAAATCAGTTGAAGGATTTACATTTAGATTATCATTAATTGCAAGATAGTATCCACTGAAATCATCTAATTGAGCAGTCTTTGCCTTATTAATAACGATTAATCCGGCTTGCACATTATTATTATTAATGTCAAGAGTAGGAGTTACATTGTCATAAACACCGCATTTCCAATTGAATTGTTCATTTTGTAAAAGACTGTATTCAGTGGCATTAAGTGTTTGGCTAATAGGTTCACCAAGTACATAGAAGTTGGCATCATTTAATTGAGCATCGCCCGCAACTGGATAGAAGTGATAACGATCTTGTTCAGGAACTTGAAGATTAAGAGATGTAATAGTTTGGCAAGAAAGACCTGCTTCAACAGGAACACCGCAGAAGGAAATCAATAGATCAGTATTTGCAGTCTGAACAGCAGTAGTAACCACATTGAATGTAGAACTAGGTGTTAGGGATGCAAGATTAGTGATACTAGTTTGATAAGAAGCAGCAATACCAGGACTTACATTGAAATACTTAAGAACAGGATTTCCTGCCATTGAATAAGTTCCGAATACATCACCTGCACTTACGTATAAACCACTAAGAGTTTGACCGGAAAGTAAACCACTAGTAACATTGAATTTTCTTGCAAATGTAGTATTGGTAAGATCAACAATAAGACGTTTACCATCATTAGATAGATGGCTTTGATCTTCGTCCATATTTGTATAGATGGAAGAAAGGGCAAAACTAGTGACTACAGAATAAGAAGTATTGAAACCACTTTGGGAAGGACGAAGTTGAAAAACCTTAAGGTCTTCATGAATTGAATCAGAGTCAACTACAAATTTAAATCCAGTTACAATGGAATCATATTGAATAGGATGATTATGAATATAGAGACGACCTGCATTTTCATCTTGAGAGTTTAGAGAACATTCAAGGTTAGCAGAACCATAGCAAATAGAAGGACTTACGAAATATGCATCATAGAGCCAAGGGAAATTGGTTTGACAAGTATTTTCATCAATATTGCGGAAATAATCACACGGATTAACTTCGACGGCAGAAACACCAACTACAGGGAAAATTAGGGCATTGACAGAATCAGCATAACCGATACCTGCTCCAGAACCATAAGGCATACGAGTGAAAGTCACTGATGCATTAGAAGTATTAAGAATTTGTGTTACTGCATTATAAGTGTATTTCTCCGCAGCAGTTTGTGGTAAACCGAATTGAGATTCAAAATCAGTAACGCTGGTAATTTTTGTAGGTTCATCAGAGATACCTTGAGAAGTGAAACCTGCAAAGAAAATATTTGTTCCGTTATTAGTTTGGGTTGTTCCAGAAACATCAATTTCTCTGATCGCGATTCCTGGTGAATTTAAAACTGTATTAAGACTTGTTGCCATGAATACTATTTATGTTTTTGGCAAGAAATCCTATTTATTATACCAACTTCATATTTAACTGACTAAATTCAAAAGTAAATGTTGATTCTGTTTCGTCTGCATCCCGCTTACTGATATTTATTCCACCAATACCTGTGATAAATGCATCATAATAAATAAATTCTGCAACAGGTTCATCATATTCAGATAAAGGAAAAATAGAAATTGTAGTAGAATAAGTTTTAATTCTATCTTGTGAAAACCCTTCCATGGCAGTATTTTGTATATCTAACCATTTCCAAAGAATATAATAATTATCATATTGATTATCAACGGTAAAATTACAATTGATTGGGGGATATTCGGGTCTAGCATTACCAGAAAATTTTAAAGTTTGCCCACCATGATTATGTTTAATAGTTTCCACTGCAATATCAGGAATAACTGATCCCCAAACAGAGAAACGAAGTCGATCAATATTTCCTCCTTGACAAGGGCGTTTCTCTTTTTTAAGAAAGGGTTGAAGGGCACAAGGAACATCCATAACAAGGATGAATTTATCCTTACGAGAGACATTTATGACACTTTGTTGATCCGTGTAATATCCAGGAGAAACCGGTTCAATAACACAATTATTGCCGATTTCTGGAACTATTGGAGGAATATTAGCCATTTAAATTATTTACTGGATGAAGCTCCACCCACTATCTGCATAATTATTTTGATCAAATTCTTTATAATTAAATAATTCTTTACCTCTTTGATAAAACATTGGGGCAGGAGCACCACCAGACCTTGCATAAAAAGTAGTCCCGTTACTATCTTGATTATAGAAAGATTGATTAGCCAATTCTTGATTAGGATCAGATATTTTACTTGGTAAACCTGCATCGTCATAATCTAAAACATTTAAATATTTCTCAGAGGTTTCTCTTTCTAATAGATATAATCCCCAAAGCAGGGACATAACTCTATCATCATGGAATCCTTTACGAGCTTCCCATTTCTTTTGTCCAGTTCTAACAAAGGTTTCAAATTCTTTGACAGTTTGTAGATCATTAAATTTAACAGCTTGTTTAGTCTCTACCATATATTTCATATGGGTGATACCTTTTGATTTAGAATTCCCATGGCAGAAAATACCCATTTTCTGATATGCTCCTCTAACATCATTCTTCATAGTTACCGTTATAATATTGTCATAGTTATGAACCTGATATAAGGCATCAATGACTTGACTTCCTTCCTTATTACTTTCAATACATAAGAAAGGTCTTCCCCATGATCTTATAATCTGATTAAGTTTTTCTGCAAATACATAAGGTTGTAATCTATTGGAAGCAAATATTGCACATTGAATAATATCAGTGGGATCAGTAACATCTAGAATTTGTGCAACAGAATAATCTTGTCCGACACCTTCGGCAGCATCAACACCTATTGAATAAATTCTATTTTCTTTTGGCTCTACCCATATTTTATAATCCCCATTGTCATAGCTAAATTCAACGGGTCCGCATCCATTTTTAAATTTCTCTAATAATTGTAAATTAATTGCAGAAGTTCCATCTTCAAGGAACATAATATCATATTCCTGATTCCATAGGTCCATATCATAACCAATGGCTTCTAATTGATCTTGTTTCCATTTATCATCTCTATTAGGTAGTTCATGCCAATACATCTTATCCCATGCCCAATTAGAACGTCCTGCTTCTGCATCAGAATATAGTTTATAATATTTATTTAAGACCCCTGCTGGAGTCGAAGCTATGACTAGTTTAGTGTTTTCCCCGGAAGAAAGAACGGGAATAACCGATTTAAAGAAAGCATCAGCAATTTCTGGTGGAACGAATGCAAACTCATCAACGAATACTAAGTTAACAGATTTACCCCGAAGAGATGTTCCAGAGGTAGTGGATACATATATTTTAGAACCATTTGTTAATTTAATTATTTCTTGGGAGAATGTCCAAACCCCCGCTTTAATGAAGTTAGGAATTTCCTCATAGGCCAGCTTGATACGATCTAGAATTTCTTTGGCCTGCACCTCTTTGTTGGCAAGGATTCCTATCTCGTAATCTGTATTAAAAAGGGCATACCAGAGACACACTATGGTCATTATCGTCGTTTTGCCCGTCTGTCTGGACGCACAACTAATTGTTCTCCTATTTGCTACGATCTTTTTAATTAATCTTTTTTGACAAGGATGGAGCGCAATTTTCTGTCTACCTTTATCTAATACTCTAATAAAGAAATAATTCTCTGCAAAATAAATAACGTCTTCTTTACATTTGCGTAATTCTTCTAAATCTTCTGCGGTATATTTAATTTCAACATTAATAGGAAGATTCTCATTATTGTTTAAATATTTGTCTAATCTTTTCTTTGCCACGATAGGAATATTTACAAAATAACTAATAATCACAAAAATGTTTTGTTTGTAATAAATAATGTTATATGGAAAACGACCTAGTTTCACTTTACGAAAATAATTATCTTAAACCACAAGCTGCTGCTTTGATTGTGGAAAAACAAGAAGTTGAAGAAGATGAGGATGAAAAGACTCCTGCTCCTAAAACCGCCAAATCTAAAAAGAAAGCAAAAATGTCTAAAGAAGAAATCGGCGCAACCCTTTATGACTCTCATGACCGTTCTTCTTTCAATAGTGCCTTTAAAGCATTTATGGAAGAATTTGATATGGGCGAAAATGCATTCAGTGATGATCATGAAGGCGGAGAAGAAGACACTTTTGAATTCTCTGATACAGAAGAAGAAAAAGATTCTTATACTCTAGATGAACTTCGTTCCATGACTCTTGGAGAAATTGCTCTTCTTCTTACAGGTGGCACTGATGAAGGCGGCGAAGAAGATTTCGACTTTGATGGTGAAGATTCCGTTCCTACTGAGTCTTATGCCCATGAAGGCGGTGGTAAACATCTAGGTAACACCCTAACCCGTGATGGTAAGCCAAGTAAGCAAGCTCCGACTACCCGTGTGAAACCAAATGGTGATGCTGATTTCTCTAAACAAGAAACCGGTTTTGAACCAGAAGATACTGAAGGTTCCGAAGGTTCTCATTTAGGTAACACCCTAACCCGTGATGGTAAACCAAGTAAGCAACCTGCTACCACTCGTGTAAAAGGTAATGGTGATGCTGATTTCTCTAAACAGAAAACAGGTTTCGGTAAAAAAGAAGGTGAACGCCTCTTTTAATTGAAATAAAATAATTAAACGAAAAAAGCGACAACACGAAAGTTGTCGCTTTTTTATTTTGATAACATAAATAGTTTTTATGCTTTATTATGTTCCTGCTACTGTAGACAAATCCACTTGTATTGGTAATAGTTTATCAACTATAAATATTGGATTTTCTTCTCTTGATACCAATCTAAAAGCATTATCTGCATGGACAGTTAGTAGCATCAATTTCTTAAGTGCAACTATGATTTCTGTAAGTTCCACCTTACAAAACGAAATTCAGTTTCTTAGTTCCACCATGATTTCAGTTAGTTCCACACTTCAAACAGAAATCAATTACCTTAGTTCTAATATTGTTTCGGTTAGTGCCAACCTTCAAGGACAAATCAATTTAGTTAATACAGAAATCAACTATTTGAGTGCAAATATTGTTAATAGTCCTTATACCATTTATCATGAACCTTCTGGAGGAATTACATGGGACATTTCTAAAACAGGAAGAAATGCTAATTTAACACTTTCTTCTAATTGTTATATGCGAAATCCTTTGAATATGGTTGCAGGACAACAAGGAAATATTTCAATTGTATCTAGTGGAACTAGTGCATATTCTATTACTGCCTTTGGTAATAATTGGATTTTCTCTAATAATACTTCTGCAATGAAAGCCGTACCAAATGCAAGAAATCTTATTAGGTATTACTATAATGGAGCAGCTATTCTTAGTCAGATGATTCAGTTTTAACTGATCTATAAGTTGCTATATACTTCTTTGCTGCATCATACGCAGAACCAATTAAACCATCTATACTAAGTTTCTTTGCAGCAATATCTCGATTATTGAGATGTAATCGAGTAATAATGATTGGAGTAGTAATCAGTCTATAATGTTCTTCTTTAAAATTAACTAGAACAAAACATTCTTCTGAAATTGGATGTTTATTTGGTCCAAGTGTTTGATATTGTTTATCAAAAATCTCCTTTTTCTTTTCATCATAAAAAGAGATAAACATGAATTTATCTTCATCTCTAAAAACTAAGCCATTGATTATAAGATCATTATTTTCCATTTTTATTCGGGGATAAAGTTTTAATTAGACGAAATGGATCAAGATATTTCTTAGCACATTTATTACAAATGACATAATGTTTATGTGTGACATTGTAATATTGATAAAATCTGCCGTGACATTTTTTACAAGATGTATCAGGTTTTTCTATTAAAGGTAATTGATGAGGATCGTCTAATTCCGTTAAGGAATCATAAATCTCGCCAGAAAATAATGAAAAATATAACATGTTAAGTAAATTCGATTTCTAGAATGCGGTCAATAAATTTAGATGGTTTTTCAGGAATAGTTGTAGCACAAATCTGAAGCATCAAAGGTAACATATCTTTCTTGTTAGTCAAGGTCTTAAATCTATAATCTAAGTAAAGAATGCCTTCATCAGGATATTCATCATATGCGAAAGGATACGGTAATTTAAATGATATAATTTTCTTGGTATTTTCAATGACTAATTCAAAGAAGAAATTATTAGTAACTATATGGTTCTGAATAAGAAGGAATTTACCTGTTTTAATTTCTTCTTCTCCAATACGCAAAGTTATATTCTTCTGGAAGTACTTAGGAAATATCTTTTCAAAACCATCGATTTGTAACATTTGAATTATTTAGAAAGAATAATAATCAATTCAATGTTGTTTATTTTCTTTTAAAGTATTTTTTGATACGATCAACAAAAGGTTTAAATTTATCTGCTGCTCTTTGAAAGATATTCTTTTTAACTTCGGGAGTTACATTAGGGGAATATGCTTTGGTTTCATCACCGACATATCCCATAAATTTAAGTTTATCATCTTGAGACATTCCTATGATATATTCATAGAAATATTCTTTAAATGATTCTATTCCTTCTGGTGTTGAAACATCCCAAATTTGTTTAATAGTTACTTGTTCTGCACCAAAGACCCGATAATCTTGGCGAAACATGTCCCAAACAACACAAAGATTATATTGTTTATAATTATATCCCATTCCGATACCTTTTGGTGCTCGGAAATTTAATACTTGATGACCGAAATCACTATTCAGTAATTCATAATTCGTGGTTCCAAATAAACCACGAATATCAGACCATCCCATTTTTTTATGACGGCGAACAAAACTTAACTCAACTACTTGTCTTCCTAATGTTACTTGTAATTGAGCGTTACTCACTTACATATTTATTCACCTAAAAGAATTTGATCAGTAATGTCTTGTTTCATTTCTTCTTCGGTACCATCATATTCCATAACTGCCATAACTGCATCTTCTTTAACGAAATGAGTTTTATAACCATCTACTGTTCGATGCGCAGGTTGTCCCACTTGTTTAACAAACAACACACGACTTCCTACTAATGCATATTTGGTTTCAGGTCCACACATGAGAATTTCTCCCAGAGAATAAATTCCTTTTGCACTAGATGTAGGAAGAAATAAACCATTTTTCTTGACCTGATTAGTATCAGGTTCATCTAAAAGTTTAACCCATAAAGTATCTTTATAAAGCTGAGTAATTTTCCAATCTTTTAGATCGATATTATGATTAATAATACGTTCTGTACGAGTTTGACTTTTTGCTACTACTGCTTCGATTAGACGTTCTTGGGCATTATTTTGTTCCATATGTGTTGCTTTTACTTAATACTCTTATTCTTTATTATCTAGTTTCTTGTAAATCTTTTCTTCGTCTTGATATGATTTTAAAACATCTGGAAATATTTCTATTGCTGCTTCTAATTCTCTTTTAGAGATTTCCATATTTTGACAAAGCTGATTAATAATGGGTGTTTCCAAATTAACTTTTACTTTATCCTTCTTAGACATTAACCATTCCAATCTTTTCCATTTGTTTTTAGGGAATACTAATCGAAGAAAATCAACGAATTGTTGAGGTTCTAAAACTGAATGATAAACATTAGTTGTCCCATTAATTAACTGACAAAAGGAGGGATTCTGATAAGAAATAATTTTATTAATTAAGAATGGATTAGGGTCATCGCCAGGAAGAAGTCTTTCGTTCTTTTTGGTGAAGAGAATATCATTTACAATATCAAAGGGTGTTTTCATTATTATCTTTTCTAAACTGTTTAATTAATGTAAAATTTATTATTATCTTTTCTAAACTGTTTAATTAATGTAAAAAATTCTTGCTCAATTAATTCTGCAAATTCTTTCTGTAAACTTTCATCAGGAAAGAATACTCGGAAACTATATGTTCCATTATTAGCTGAACTATATTTAGGGAAACCGAATATGCAAGCATTTACTGTTTTCTGTTGAACGATTAACGAATCGGGGGTTTCTCGATATGCCAAATAATAGCGAATAATATTATATTCGTGATTAAAATGATTCTTTCCTACCCAATTATCTAAAAAAAGTAAAAGTCTATCAAAAAACCATAATTTAAACAGATGTCCTGCATCCTTATTAATATACGGAATTTCAATATATAAATCTGTATTAGATTTTTGTAAATCAATTAATATATTTCCTTGAAATGAATAATCCTTACCAAAATAAGAGGTAAGAGGAAACTGATAATTACTTTGAGAACCGTTATCTTTATTATCTACAATCATATGCTTTTATTATAATCTCTATAATCAATTAGAAATTCTTTGGCTAATTTATACCAAAGGGGATCATTTTGAAATTCGCCTAATCCATGATGAATACCAAAGATAGGATAAACACCAATGGTTAAGCCTTTTTGGATTGCTTCTGCACATGCAGACATATCATAGTGATGAAAGGTATATTTCTCATTAAATTTAACTTCTTTTTCTCTAACGGATTTACCTTTAAAACTGATAAAAACACCATCCACAAAGACAGCAGGGGCAGGGGTTGGTCCAAAATAAGAAGAATTGATATATGGAAAAGGAAATCCGCCTATATCTTTAGGAATAAGATGGGAAAGGAACCCGCGTCCATCTTCTCTTTTGTTCATACATAAATGCCATGCAGGAGTTTTAGCATTAGTATAATTCTGACTTGCTGCTCCTGCGATACCTACAATATCAAACCGTCTATGGGCATCCACAATTTTTGAAAAGAATAACAAATCATGGATTTCTAAATCATCATGCATGAAAACAGTGTATTCGTCTTCTTTATCAGTAATATACTCATTATAAAGTTGACAGAATCCTTTTTTGTTTTCCGTCAAAATATGTATTTCATATTGTGTTGATTTATGAACCGTGGAAAGTGGTTGTGTCGATAATATCAGACACTTATATGCATCACTTTTTTCGTATACATCACGGGTTTTTATTGTAGGAACGATTATCTTAACAGAATAAGCCATAAACAAATATACTTCTTTCTTTTCTCTTTGCAACTTATCATTTTCAAATCTCACTCCATAAGAATAAATAATGTAATATATGAATTATTCGAAATATTTCGCCCAAATCCTTCTTGAAGATACTGACATCGGAAATCCTACTCATGATAATGAAAGTGATAATCCTCTTGCTTCTTTCCTTGATGACGGCACAAATGAAGATGCCTTTGATACCGAAGGCATTGCTGACAGTCTAAAGAAAATTGAAGATAATTTTGATAAAAAAATGGCTCTTCTTGATAATATTGACGGAATGGATAAACATGAAATCAATTCTCGTCTTGACCAACTAGAAGAATATCTTACTACTCTTCGTGCTTTCGTTGATTCTAAAGATGAAGTGGATATGAAAAATCCTTATTCAGTCATGGCGAATATCATTCGTCGGGATACTGTTAAGAAAACTAACTTTGATCAAGTCACTAAAGCTATTGAAAATTATAAGAATGCATCAAAAAAAGAAGAACAAGCAACTGAACAAGCTGCAAGAGAAGTTAAAGATTCTCTCGGAGATTTAGCAAAAGCCCGTAAATCAGTAACTTCTACTGGTGGTTCGGAAAGTCCTGAACAAACTTCCGGTCCTTATGACGATGATGACACTTTTTAAAAATATGGACGATAAATTAACACAATTAGTACAAGAACAATATCAGATTATATCTGAAGAAGGTGATCCCTCACAACATTTAGACGAAATTTATAATTTACGGATGCGTCGTATTTTTGAAATTTGTTTATCCCTTAAACAGAATGGTGTTTCTGTTGAACGAATTATAGCAGGACTAAATAAAACTATAAATTTTCTATCCAAACAAAATAATTAAAGTTGGAGAAGTCCCTTTTCTCCCGTAAAACAATATTGAATAATTAAAGCAGGATCAACAAAATCCTGCTTTTTTTCTACACAGAAATCGTTCAAATCCTTAAATTCTTCAAACTCATTCTTAAACAAAAATAAAGTTTCTCCTGCTTTAAATTTACTGACAATTTTATTAACTACTTCTTTCTTTTCAAAGTTTACATTATCTAATACCCAAACTCTTTCATGTAATGGAAATGCAGATAATTCTTCCTCTTGTTGACTAGTCAAAGTCAATCCTGAAACAGCAACTCCGTTTTCCACAAACATTGAATCTATTTGCCCTTCAAATAAAAATATATAAGGAATCTCTGGTTTAATCTTATCAATATTAAAAACCGTCTTAGGAGAATTGAATTTTAATAGATATTTTGCTGAATCATCATTAAGAATCTTTCGAGAAGTATAACAAACAATTCTACCGTTCTTGTAAAAAGGAATGATTAAACGATTCTTATGAAAATTGTCATTAAGACAAACATAAAAAGTCCGAGGAGCATTTATAGCAGAAAACAATCTTCTCGATTTACAATATTCTAATGCTTTTAATACAATTTTATTATTTTTATAAAATTTTAATTGAATTTCATCAGTTAAGTTAACACATTCTCCTGGTAAATCAGGCAGAACATAATCATTGGTTTTAGTTTCTCCGTCCCATTGAAGAATAAAATTATCACCAGTATATTCATTTATATCTGCAACAAGTTCTTTATGAGACATTCCTGTTACTTCTCTGATCCACCAATAGGGATTCCAAGAACGGGCACAATTATAACAATATAAAAAATCTTCTTTTAAATAATAAAAAAGCCGTTGTTTAATGTTCCAACTTTCCCCTTCATGACAGATAGGACAACCCCCATTCATATAATTAGAATATGTTTTACTTTTATTAGTAAACAGATTAAATTTTGATATAGTATAGACGGTTGGAACAGTTATCATTTTTGCAACACTAGGTTTAAAGGTAACACACTAACAATGAGCTTTCAAATAATTCGGTAAATAATAACATGACTGAAAAATTTGATGCTTATGTGAATAAACTGATAACAGAATTGCTTACGCCTAAGAATAAGCGTAAAGAGCATAAATCAAGATATTGGGATACGGGAATGTATTATAAGGCACAACCTCGTAAAGTTCGTTCCATGAATACTAAGACGGCTTCTCAAAGAACCAAGTTAGGCAATCAACAATATATTGGTAATATTTGGACAAAAGAGGGACCAAGAGGTAAAAATAAAAGTGAGAAAGACCCCCATGAAATCACCATTGCAAAAGGAATTGGTTCTCATATTAAAAGAGATGGAATAAATCCTAAGAAAGTTGGTTCATCTATTAACTCTAAACAAGGTGATATGGAAATCAAATATAATCTTGCTAATGGAGATAGTATGGTTGGTAAGAAAGTTGAAAAGGATTATTTTCAAGGCGGCGTGCAAAGAAACCACATGAAACGTTCATTAAATAATAAAAAATAATGTTACCTATTTCTAATGTTTATTTGCCGACTAATTGTGGAAACATAACTCCGCAATTTTTCAATATTTGTCAGATGCAAACGCCTCCTGACATAACCAAAGGGCATGTTTCATATTTTCATAGCTTATTATGTAATTGGGCATTAAATGTTCCACTTAATTTTCAATGGGTAGCAGTTATTCATGCTAAAAACAAGGGTTATCTATTCAATCAAATTCAACAGATAATGCCTTCCCTTGAACCGGCAGGATGGAATATCGGAACAACTGTAAACGACACTTGGACGGCAGCAACACAAGACGTTATTGGATGTATTTTTGCTCAAGGGGTTAATCTTCCCGGTGAAGTAATTAATACTAAACATGTAGGTATTGAATCAGGTAGTAATAGAGGGTTTATTAATTCTCCTATTATTATGGGAAGAAGTGAGTTCCCCAATCTTGATATGGGGTTCCTAGAAACGAACAGATCGTTCGTAGACGGCGTTTTACGTCCTTGGAGTATCCTAGTAGCTCACAAGGGTTTGATTGCGTCACAGCAGTCTATAAAGGCAAATATAGACGTGTATGAATTAGCCAAAAATGGGGATTGTGCTCCTACTGCTATTAGAAAAATGTGGCATTTCGAGGATTGTGCCCCAATCTACATTTCTCCTGAAGAAAAGAATTATACTTCCACTACTGATTATCCAAAAAGACAAGCAAACTTTGTTTACAATAGCTATTATGTCACAGATTATGGTAATGGTATGCCTTAAATAAGTTAATGCAAAACACTTATTTGATTTGGATTCCTTCAATTCAAAAAAATATTCGATTTAAAGAGCTTACCAATAGTCAATATCGAATAATTCTCAAGAATTTAGACGATGATACTGATTTAGACTTTCTTTACAACCTAAACAATATCATAAAAAATAATATTGTGGATGATTTTGACTATAAGTTATTCACTATTATTGATAGATTTGTCATTTTTCTTTATTTTAAGATTCTTAGTTGTAGTCCTTTACTTGATTTGGTTAAAAAATGTGAAAAATGTGAAAAAGAAGATAAAATAAGAATTAATTTAAATGATTTATTGGATGTATTAGGTCCAGTTATTGATAAATCATTCATTCATCATGTAGAATACGATAATTATCCTATTTCTGTTATATGTGATGTTCCTACTATTGATTACGAATACCAAAATCTTCTGTTTTGTGCTGATTATAACATCAAAACTGATACCTTAGAGAATAATATCGAGAAATATTTGTTCGGATACATTAAACAATTGGTTCATAATGGAACAATCATTGAATTGAATAAATTATCGATGCAAGAGAAGAAAATAGCAATTAATAAAATACCTGCTAATATCATATTGAAGATTAAACAAGAATATTTGGAACCGATTTTTCAAGAATTTAGAAATGTGGTTTTTTTAGATATGAAATGTAAAGATTGTGGAACCAATTTTGAACTAAAATTAGAAACCAATAATATTAATCCATTATTGAAGATGTTTTTTCGGGATAATACCTTGAATGGATTATTAGGAGAATATTTTAATGTTGCATCAACAGCGCATATATCTAATGAATTTTTTAATGATTCGTCTCCAAGAGAACTAAACATTTTACATGATTTTGCTAAGTCAACACACACTTCTAATGATAAACCCCAAAACAATCCCAATGAGATTGACTTGTTTGCTCAAAATTAATAATTAAATATTTCCATATGTCTGATCCAGTTCAATTTAACGATATTCTTGCCCTTCTTGATAGTGCCAACAAAACATTAGAAACAGAAATCTACGTTCCGTCTCTAAACACTTCCTTTACCGCAAAGGCATTGAATGCTAATCATACTAAGAATATAGTTAAGACTACAGTAGAAGGACCATTTGCAGATAATCAATTCACTATTATCATGTATACCATTCTTTCAGACATTTTTGCTAATAAACTTGATTTAAAAACTCTTAATTTATATGATAAATTATTAATTCTTCTTCAACTAAGAGCAAAGAATATTAAAGATGAAGTAAAGCTAACCTTTGTATCAGAAGAAGGTAAACAAGCGGAAAAGAGTATATCTTTAGCTAAACATGTGGAAAAACTTAAGAAGAATTCTCCTACATTTGTCAATCAAACAATTCATATTGGTATTGATGAAAATAACAAATATGATTTTATATTAAATCTTCCTTCTGTGTCAGAAGAGTTTACTTTTGAGAATCAATTATATCAGAATAAGTTATCAAAGATTGTAGAAGATGATGTAAAGCAAATGAAGGAATTGATTGCTCCTATTTTTCTTAGTAGGACTGCTCCTTTTATTAAATCCATTATTATTAATGACAAAACAATTGATTTAGTTTCATTAAGTGTAACAGAGCGTATTGCTATTGTAGAAAGATTGCCTTCCAAAGCAATTCTAACTATCTTAGAAAAAGTAGATGAAGTGTACGGTAAAGTTCTTCAAGACGCTACCAAGATAACTAAGACAATTGATGGTGTCAGTTATGTTGCTAATATCAAAATTGATGCCTCCTTCTTTATTGGATAGAAGTTGGGTTATTTTGTTGTTGCTGCTGATATTGGCCTTGTTGCGGAGGAGAAGGTTGCTTAACCGTAGGCGGATTGATATGAGCATTTAACTGTGTCAAAGCTTGAATAATATATTGAGTAATATCAGTAAGATACTTGTCATTGGCCTTCATTGATCCTATTTTTTGTAAGGCCGGAACCAATTTAGCTTGTTTGATAATACCAACTAAATTCTTCCATTCTTGTTTTAATTGAGCATTGGGATCATTACCTGGTTTTGGTTTATATTGATTAGCATTCGGTGTTGGAGCAGTAGGTTGATTACCTTGAGGTTGTTGCGCAGGGGCTTGCTGTTGAATATTCGGAGCTAATTCATGCAAAATGGCTAATTGATAAGAATTAAGCTCATTCTTTTCCAACATGGTTCGCAGTTGATCATCGGATAATTCTCCATTTAAAATACTTTTTCTAAAAGAGTCAGCATAGAGTGCATGTTCATAAAGAGAGGTTGAGGTCATGGTAGTATTTATTCAGTAAATAATTTTAATGGCAACGAACACCACTACCAATGATTTATTATCTGCAATTGATTCATACATGAAATCAAATGGTAAAGGTGTTCATTATATTGCCTCAAAAATGGCAGATATTTTTGATAATAAGGATGCTCCGTTAAATCCTAAATCGGGACCATTAAGTTTAATTCAGGAAATATTCGAAGATTTACAGATTGCAATGGAAACATTGTATAAAACCCCGACTTCTGTAATTCCCTCTTTTAAGAAAGAGTTGGGATCAGTTAATAAAGCAGTTAAGAAGTTCAATACTAAACTTAGAGATATATTCACGAGTATGGATACTTTTGATAACTATATCCTGAATTTAGTAACAGTTGGGAAAAATAAAAAACCGGTAACTGCCCCATATCAAACTTCTCAAGCAGGTTTTCTAAAAGTGTCCTTGTGGGGATATAGTTCTTTTTGGAGTCCCTATAATGGAATTCCTGTGTCTATTAGAAGCATTCATCCTGATATAATTAAACAAATTCAGAATAGTATGCCGGAAAAAGTCTTGCGTTCTGCTCCTACTGTTGCTGCTCCAATTCCAATTGTAACAAAATCCGTTCTTCCTCCCAATAACAATAATAGTCATAACGAACCTGTTCAAAAGAAAAGTGGTATTTGGTCTACATTATTTGGCATAATGGGATTGGGCGCAACTGTTGTGGGTATAGGTCATCTTGCTAATGAATTAGAAAAAACTCCTGAAGGCATAAAAATGAAGGAGCAAATTAAGCAAATATTAGGAGATGGAGTTTCCAAATTATTCACAAAGATTGGTAAATTTATTACTTCTCCTGAAACTCAAGCAGCAACAGTATCTGGTTTAAAAATTGTATGGAGTGCTTTTAAATGGGTAGGTAGAGACATTTATACCAAAATTACTAATGGAAATTATACGGCTGGAATAGTCGAAGCATTGACTTCTTGGTTAATATTAAGAAATACTCCTTTGATCAAATGGATCATTAGACCTTTAGAAGGCGTATTAAAGAAAACCTTTGGTTCTCTTTTCGGAGGATTATCAAAAGGACTGTCTTCTATAAAATGGACAGGAGTAAAATCCTTAGCAGGAGGATTAGCTAAATTTGCTGGTAGAGCCTTAGTAATTTATGGTATCTATGAAGGTATCATGAGCATATATGATAGCGGTTCTAAGATTGCTAAAATTGTATCTGATATGATGACTTCTTCTGAGAAAGCATTGGAAGTCAATAATAATATGAAGAAGGGATGGGATGCAAAGAATGCTGCCCGTAATAGTAAATTACAAATCGAAATAAATGAATTAGAAGAAAAGAAAATGAGGGGAACCATTACTATGTTAGAGGAATCTTCTTTAAACCAGAAGAGAATACTTCAATATATTAATGATAAAGATGCTCAATTGGAAGCTATTGCCAAGAAACAAGGAGATAGACAAGCAGGATTCTTTGGTTGGTTTAATGGTGCTGCTAAGAAATACGAAATCGAACAAGAAAATGCTATTCGTAAAGAAAAAGAAGAACTTAATAGAATTCTTCAAGGATATAAGTCTAAAGAAAAATCTTTAAAAAATAAGGATTTAACAAGGGATCAAGTTTCTACCAATGATGCACAAAGAGATGCAGATCAAATTAGAGGAATTAAAGCTGTTGCAGTACAAGATGCAACAGTGATTCAACCTAATTCAAAAGATCAAATTCTTATGGCGAAAACCGGAGGACCATTTGATCTTGCCATGAAACAAATGAATCGAATGATGAATGAGAAATTGGATGAATTGATTAATGTTGCCATGGCAAACGTTCAAGCTACTATGAGCGGAAGTAAAACAGTTGCTCAAACTATTGCAGCAACGGCAGGAAATAAGTCTTCTCCTGCTATGCCTTCGTTTAATGGACCTGATCCAATTAGAGCAATGCGAAATCAAGTTAATAGCTTCGTTCATTAATTGAGCAATAAATAATTTCAATGGCATCATTGAACTATGAATATTCTGATAGCGACAGTAGATTTCTAAAACCTATTGGTTCTGGGGATGTGGATGTTGTCAATGATTTTGCATGGACCAAATCGCCAAAATCTGCCAGAACAGACGTTCCATTTGTTAAATTAATAGAATATCAACAAACCACCGGACAACTTGGAGCAGCAATGTTATATTATTCAAGAGTAATCGGCACAGCATTGGCAGGAGGAAGTATCTTTAAAAATAAAAATCCTGGCGATGTGTATCAATACAAATATATAGCAGAACCAACGGGATTTCGCTACTCTTTTCCTTATTTTTCTACCCAGAAACATACAAGAAAAACTGACTTCTCTGGAGAAAATCAAAACCCTTTTAAAAGTAGTATTGACTTAGGTAAGCATATTGTTGAATATGGCAGTAATAAGGGGCATGGATTATTCAGCAAAGATTTCGGATTAATGGCAGAAGCATCTACTCTTGTAGGATTAGGGGTGAATGTCGCAAATACATATTTCCCAGGTAATATTAATTTTGAACTTCCGCAAAAATGGCAATCTACCACAGAAGGTTCGGTATCAGTAAATTTTACCTTATCCAATACAGGAACATTGGATGATATAGATAATAATCGTAATCTCGCATATGTTTTAACGTATCAAAATTCTGCCAATCGTCGTAATTTTGCCTTAAATGATCCAGTTGTAATCTATTCCTTGGAAATTCCTGATGTAGTTAATTTTCCTGCATGTTATATGTCAGAGTTAAACATTCAAAATTTAGGAAATACTAGAATCATAAAAGGACGGGGAATAGATAAGGTTGTTCCAGAAGCATATCAGTTTGATATGACTTTTACTTCTCTGATTCTTCCTACTAGAAATATTATGGAAGGAATGGATGGGGGTTCTCCTGTTCAAGCAATTAATAATGTCAACAACTTATCTCAAGCTACTTTAAATGCGCTTTCGACTATCAAATCAACCTTACCTTCCGCAGGTAAAGAACTAACACCTACTAATCCTGATTAATATTATGTCTCAATTAAACCTGTACGATTATGCCAATATCTTCTCTACCTATGTAGATGCAGATGGTTATTCCTATTATGATTTAATTAATAATCTTGTCATTGAAGGAGATATTGATAGTACATTGTATGATGAAATTTTTTATAATGAGAATGTTTCATGGTATGACTTGTCTCAGATTTATTATGGAACTACTCGTCTTTGGTGGGTAATTCTTATTGCTAATAATGTAATAAATCCATTTGAAGACGTTAAAACCGGAAACAAAATTAAGATATTAAAAAGTACCGTCGTTTCTGAAATTTTATCGAATATAAATAATCAGAGTGCCTAATAGCGATCCTAACACTTATTCTTTTAATAACCAAGATTATTCTTTTGAAATAAAATTGTGGAATGGGGTATCTAGCGTTCAATTGACTAATACTGCATGGGATGATCTTGTTCTAGAAGATAACCTATTTGATATTTTCGTCAAAGGTAGCATTACTGTCAACACTCCGTACAACATTCTAGAACGTTCTACTAATGAAGCTAATGAGAACGTTGGACAAAAACTTAATTTAGAATATAAATTTAGAAACGATGGGCGAGATACTTTATACCTTTCCATTAAACCTAATTCGGACAATCAATTGGATCAAGCGGGAATTACTTTAGAAGATTCTCGATGGTTAATTGAGTTAGAAATGGTTATCTATGATGTTCAAGATTTACCTTCAGATGATACTTCTGCCAAGAAAAAGAAATTATATTTCTGGGAGAAAACATATCAAATGATGAAGGAAAAAGACTCAGAATTTTCAACAGCAACAACCGGACCTAATGCTAATAAACAAGGACAAGATCAAGCCAATGATGATGATAGAAGTCTTAGCACTGGTGATGCATTAATTGCCTTATTACAAAACGATCCTTTATTTTATCAATATATAGGTGATACTTCCGCTGCTAATTGGAACAAGGGGGATGCCACTAATTTATTATTTTATACTTCTCCTGTTGGTAGTAAATTCATTAATGATTTGATGTATATCTATGATGCACATGTTGCATCTGCTGCCGAAGGTAATCAACCATGTATTCTTAAATTAGAAAGAGCACAAAATAAAGGACAAGTTAAAACTTTCAGTTTAAAGACTATTGAACAGTATTTCAAACAAGCCGGAACAAGTAATCCAGGAAAGTATCAATTGGAACATTTTTTCATCAGGGAATCGGATGAACAAAATAATTCTCCAATTATTAAGAAAGCCCCTTTATCGACTAGTCAAACTACTGAAATCAAAGCAGACGAATTTAATATAGTTAGAGGATACAGATTAGTTGATTTAGCAGGCGGAGATTATGCTAATAACCTAGCTAATAGAAGAATTGTTTCATATAATTCTTCTGATAAACAAATCAATGTGGAAGCCAAGTTACACTCTTCAACCGAATGGAAAACCTTCTTTAATGAAAGAATTAAACCAAATGTATTAGTTTCTTCGGGAATATCAAGTGACCGTTTACCAGTTACACCTTATATTGAAAATGGTCTTAATACCATAACTGAGTTTAGTACTAGACCTACTGATGCAGGAAGATTGATAGAAGGAAGAAATAAAATAATAAAATATTATTTGTTTTCTAATCTATGTATATCTATTACAACAAGGGGGTTAACCCATAGACAACCGGGAAGATTCTTTGGTCTTTCTAAACAGTCATTAAATGATAAAGAATATGACCATAAGTTAGAAGGTCAATATTTTATAACTAATGTGAAACATCATTTTTCTAATACAGAACGAGGATATTATACAGAGATATTAGGAGTAAAACCACAAGTATATCGGGAAGATACTCCTTTACCTAAAGGGGACGTAATTCTAATTGGACAAAACGGAGATGAGCTTACTCCTTTACCTGCCTCGCAAACTAATTCTTCCTCTTCTCAGCTCTTAGCCTAGTTATAAATATAATTAAATGGCAGCAGTAGCAACAGAACAATTTTATCAGAGTTTACGGGCAAGTCCTTCGGGACAACAGCAAACCGGAACAGTTATCGATGAAATCAAGGGAGCAATGCAAACCTCTCAAAATCCTTTAGATCGTACAGTTCAAATGGTAGCAGAAACCCACGGTCCTTATTCGGGAGGGTCTGCATCATTATTCAGTTTCACCACTTTAATTGCATCATTACTTAATATTCCTATATTAACAACTCTTTCTAATCAAATTGGTCAAGCGGCATGTGATGTTCAACAGGCATTGTCTCTTCTTCCTCCTTCTTTTGTTGGAAGGGGAAATACCTTAACGGGAGCAACGATGAATACTGCAATGTTAAGAGAGTTTGTTACAACTGTGCAAAACATGCATCCTGCCATTAATGAATATATTAGTATGCATCAAGATACCTTTCCATATTTTGCGCCTACTAGTGAAGAAGTTGGTTCTTTTGCATATATTACTATTAGAGAAACTGAAACTGATCCGGCAAAATGGGGAAATAAAAATAACTCTGCTTGTTTAACTAATAATTATAGAATTCATAAAAATCAAACCTTAAAAATGACTCCTTCAATTTATCAAGGAATGGATACTAGTAATAGATTGGTTAATACTTTATTTGTAAGAAATCTTCAAGGAGATAATAACATGGCCGTTTTGCATCCTAATTATTCTACGGAACATGTATTGGTTCATGGACATAATTTCACCATGGATGTACAAATGGCAAAAAGAAGAAAAGGAGCAATGCCTGGTAGTCTTGCTGCCGTCATCCAATTAGCAGGTGATCTTATTCGTTTAATTAATAAATTCTTTTGCTTATTATCATTGGGCAGGTATGAAGTAGAGACATTTAATATTTCTTTTGCAGAAGGCCCAAACAATAAACCTATCACTGTCACAGTTGATAATAAAGGTAGATTAATTAATACATCTACGAAGGCAAGTAATAGTAATGATCCGACAAATACACGGATGATCAATGCTGATAAGGCATATAAGAAGGAGAAAACTTAATTATGATTAGATATGATAGAGAATATAGAGGAATTGTTATTCAAGATAATGATCCTAATCATGCAGGCCGCGTAAAAGTATATGTTCCAGAAGTCAATGTAACTTTATTAAAGAATTGGAATCAAAATAAGACAGAAGACAAGATGATTACTCATATGGGTGATAATACTGGAACTGCTCTTACTCCTGAAATTCAAGACAGACTGAGAAAAATGTTACCTTGGGCAGAAGTTATGCTTCCTACTTTTGGTATGTCAACTAATGCTTTTTATCATGCTAACTCCAATAAATCATTTGGTGGTAATGATGGCGGATTAACTAGTCAAGATAGCAATAAAACTACTCAAGCCTTTCAACAAGATCAAACCGACGAAAACAATCGAAAGAATACTACATATACACCTGATCCGTTAGGTAAGCCGCCTAGACAATCCACTGACCAATCCAATCTTAATATTGGTAAACCGACTTGTTTGCCTATGGATTGTGAAAGCAGTTCTAATCAAAATAATAAGTTTACTTTTCCGTCCATCTATCTTTCTTATAATAAGAATTCATGTGTTGCTAATTTAGCCCAAAGTTTGCCGAAGTCATATTCCTTATGTGAAAATAATATTATTCCTCCTTCTCCTACTAAACCGTTGAATGATTTAGTTACCCCTAATAATACAACTATATCTAATATAGAATTATCTGTGGAGAATCCCATTATAATGATTAATGGTAAAAAGGTGGATGTTAATGCAACTATATTCGGTATTAAATGTTTCGTTCCAACTAGTAATAACACCTTAAATTATAATCCGCCCATATTATTTGCCCCATCTGTCACCAATGTAATTCCTCCTAATTATACAGATATTCCTATAAAAATGAATATCAACGGAAGCAATAAAATCAACACTGATTTCTTTTTTAATGGAACAAGTGGATCATTATATTCTTACAAAAGTGGAAATATTACGCTTAATATTGCTGCTAATAATATAGTGAATACCACATTATATACAAATGGAGGGGCAACTTCAATGTCAAAGATTCAAAAGATTCTTCCATTAATTATCACAGGATTAGGACTATTAGCAAGTTTAAGTAATATTATTATGCCAAGAAGTCCGGCTCGTTCTCCAATGATTTCCAGAGGAGGTGGAGGAAGTAATTTATATAGTAATGTCAATTCTAATCTTTTACCTGATAAAATTAGAAGAAATTCTTTCTTAGGAGGAAGTAATAATGCATCTAGAGAAACACAGAATCAAGGCAGACAATCATTGACTAGTTATCCTTCTGATACACAATCGAATTTACAAGGAAAACCTGATGTGGGTGGGCCATACAGACCCTCTGATCAAGGGAATAACTTTAAGGGAATTGTTTCTATTCCTTCTCCTGGTGCTCATGTTTATGTGAGATTTGAAAACGGAGATGCAAATCGACCTATCATTACCGGAACATATGCAGGTAGAAATGATTATGAAAACATCTACGGGATTCCTAAATAATTTTCATGCATTATCCTTCCAAATATAGTAGTGATCCCGCTAATTCTGCCGACAAGCTTAGAAATTTATCTTTGATAAATCAACCGGCTGGTTACTTAGAATTCATCAACACTAAAGACGAAGAAGTTGTCACTCTTGGACATAAAATCGGTTCTTATGATCGTTTCTACAAAGACGGCAAAGAATCCTTAGTAGTTGGAAAGAAACGTCAAAAAGTCTTAGAAGACGAATGGCATACAGTTGGGGGAAATTATACTCATTGTGTTGATCAAAATATAGAAACTATTACTCTTGGAGACGTTAATGATAAAATTGGTGATATTGTTAAATGGCAACAATATGTTGAACAATATAAAAAACTCCTAACAGAATATCATAATGATGTTAGAAAATTTGAAGTACAAAGAACAAGTTATGAAAATGTAATTGATCAATCACCAGGACAATCTAAATCAGGAACACATGCCAGGTGTCCTATTCATGGAACGCAATCTAAGACCCTTTTAACAAGTTCTGCATCATCTTTAGGGTCAGGTTCCCTGAGTAGTGCTACGTGTCGCCAAATACAGCAAATAACGCAAACAAAGGACCAATACCAAAATGTTGCCGGTGGCGGAAAGGATTGTTTCATTTGTGGCGGTTCTTTATTAAGTCCATCTTCCCAAGATGGTATCTTTGTTCCTGATCCTGCCAAAGCTCAACTAATTACAAAACGAGTCGAATTACAAAAACAATTATATGAAATTGAAAGACATTTGGGACAAAATAAAAATCCTCAAGGAGGTTCTAAGTTTTTAACTATTGCAAAAGATTATTTCTTATCTGTTGGGTTAGTGATGAACGATTTAGAATCATTTAGAAGAGATTCGATTGGTAAGTTAGTTCCTTGTGGGGTCAAAATTGATCCGGCAGGAACTAACTTGTACATCCAGTACAAGGAAAGTCCATTGGTGGAAGTGGTTGATGTGGAGAAGATTCCAGGAGGAACATTTGAGATTCAAGCCAATCATAATTTTAACTTAGTTGCAGGTTCAGGAGGAATAATGATGAAAACATCAGGACAAATGCAATTAGGAGGAACCTTGTTTACGGCTGCAATGGAAAATATTCTAATGAGTTCCCGAAGTGAGATTACTCTTGCGGCTAAACGTATTGATCTTAATGCAGATATTATTTCTCTTAGACCTAATGAAATTGACGGTAAGTTAGGGAAAGAGCAACAATTATTAATTGATAGTAATTTAAATGTGGGAATTAATGCCGTTGTTAAAGGAGGATTACATGTAGAAGGGAATGTATCTCTTCATCATGTGGATGCACCTTTAGAATGGCATACGACTGAAGCAGATTTTGAATTAGCTGTTCAGCAAGAACCTACTCCTACTATGTGTATTCCCGAAGGAAGAATACCATTGCCAGGAGTAATACAAAGTCCTCCCGATATGTCGGGAAATACTAAAGGTACTACTTACGGTAATCTATTACCAGGAGCATTAATTGGATGGGCAGAAGGGGTAGATTCTAAAGGAGATACGCATTGTTTAAATGTATATAGTCTTGCTGCTGCCAATGTAGTTTGTATGCATCCTCACTATCATAATTTTCCTACATTACCTTTAACATTACATACTCAAGGAGATATGCATGGAGAGGTGAGAAAAGTTGGAGCAAACAATAATAGTAATATTCCTTTTGTTGCTACACAGATTAAGGATAAATTTGTTCCATTATCTACCTCAGAAGGTAAGAAAGTTGCAAATGTTGAAAAGGGTCAAAAGGATACACTTCCAACAGGAGAAGGTGTTCGGACTTCTAATTATACTCGACAACAAATTGTCCAGAAAATGCAACAACTGGCTTCTCAAATGGAATCCCAATATTCTGATCTAAAAAATCAATTAAGTAATCTATCGCAATTTAATCTGAATATAGATGTCGATCATTCAGGAGAAAATACTACTTTTATTGGAAATAGTCCTGATACTTGTATATAGAATAAATATCATTATTATGACTGATAGATTTAATACTTTTTTTAACTGGTTAGTGTCTTGGGAAGGTTCCACCTTTGAAGATGATAAAAATGACAAAGGTGGCCAGACCAAATACGGCCTGGATGCTGCTAGTCATCCCGGTTTAGATATTAAAAATCTAACTAGGGAACAAGCTGCTCAAATCTACTGGAAAGAATCTTGGACGGATTTACATATTGAAGAATTACCTGCCGGAATTGGAGAAATTGTCAGTAATATTGCTATCAATTGTGGAACAGGTAAAATAAAATGGTTACAAGAAATTGCAGGCGTTACACCAGATGGTAAAATCGGACCTGCTACTATTGCTGCCGTTAATAAATTAGACAGACAAGAAGTGATTGATAAATTATTAACTAAATTAACTTCTTTCTATCGAGCTATTGGGGTAGGCACTAACCAAAGATTTGTTAAGGGATGGCTTAACAGGACTGCTGATCTTAAAGATTTTGTGGCTAAATTAAAGCCTTAAAAATCTTCGTCGTCATCTTCGTCAAAGTCTTCCATCATTCGGTGTCCAATACTATCAGAGAAGTAGATGTTGAAGAATTCAAAAGCAAGATCATTTAAACCCCTTGTTTCCAAAGGGGTTCCATGATTTTCAACAATAATTGTTTCTAATCCATCCGCAGAGAAACCTACAAGCATATAACTATCCATGAACTCATGTAAAAGATGTTTAAGCATCTTAACAAATTGTTCTTTCTTTTCAAGAGAAAGATTTTTATATCCTTTGGGTAAGCGTGGATTGGTTGGCAACGAATTAATTACATCATCTACCTTTTGATAATGATGAAGCGATTCTGCTATCTTATCCTTTTTGGTAGGTTTTTTTCTTGCCATGTAATTATTTATAAAATTTCTGTTCGTGCTTTTCCGTAGTGCCAATGTTTGTTTACAATACCTCGTTCGTTGAAATAGTCAATCAATACTTCCACAGAATCCGTATCAATCCTTAGATTAGGATTGAAGAATCTTCCGCCATCATATAATTGAATGGTAGAATCTTTGAAACAGGTAAGAATAATAGAAGAAACTCCATTATCTACAATGATAGACCATTTACGTTTGTCTTCTTCTGTGTAAGAAAGACTATCAATTCGGTCTACAATATATCCGCTATCTCGTAGACGTTTGATAGCATATGATTGGGTGGTGATACGATTATTACTGCTCATTTGATTCAAAATATGTGGTTACAATTCCTTTACCTAATAGGGTTTCTAACATAGGATAAACATCTTCCTGATAAACATCAGTATGAACCTTATCAGAAGTTACCACATCAAAATACCTCGTTCCAGGACCGTATTTGTTAATACCGTACGTTACAATAATATTTTCCTTTCCAGGATTAATAACTGCACTCCAACATCTATGGTCGGATTGATGATAAACTAAATCAAGCTTAAGTACTTGACATTCATAATGTCGTACCTTGCCTAAAAATGTGGGATAATCTAGATATGTGTCTCTCATGGGTTTATTTCTTTAATGAAGTTGTAAGATATTGATAGTTACTGTTCTCTCTTTGAAATTGGGCAATTAATGCATTTCGACCTAACTTAAATATAACATCCGTATTTGCTCTTTCTAGCAATTTTAGAATATTAATGTTAAAAATATTTGAAGGAATCTCGCCTCTAAAATTATCTGAAATTAAAATCTTAATGTCATCATGTACATTAGCCGATTCTGCACTCTTATCACCAAACAAAAAGTATAATTTATTTCCTTCCAATTCAATATAAAACTTTTCAGTCTCGGAACTGAAATCCAGAACCCTTTTAAGCTCAGACATAATGCTTGCTTCTACTTTAATTTCAGTAGTAAAAGGAAATCTATCAATTGCTTCTGGATTAATCTTGGGATCAATTAATAAATTTTGATCAAGAAGTTTAAGATTGAATTTAAGCAAATCGTCTTGATAAGATAGATTGTTATTTTGAATATTAAAAGTGGAAACACTTTCTGCCTTCTTTAAACAAGTTAATGCTTTAGTCAATCTAGTTAGATTTACATTAAATCTTGGTAAAGGGTCTTCAATATTAAAAGGAGAGTAGGTGTTATAGAGACTTACACGATTATCAGACGTTTGGGAAATGCTATATAAGAGGTTATCTTTTACGAAGATGGCGGCTTTACCGTCTTTATTAATCTCCAGAATCGGAGCTACAAATTCTTTCTGAAAGGATCGAAGATTGATCGTTAACTTCATTATTGTCGATTATAGGATTGGTTGATTTAACTACAGGTAATTTACTTTGTTCAGTGACTCTTATCAACTTATTAACTGCTTTTTTTAAAGTTTTAATTTCTCTTAGAATTATATCTAATGTTGATTCAGGAGGACTTCCTTTTTCTTGTTGAACATTATTATATTTGGAATAATCTGGCATTTGAAACCCTTGCACATTTTGCATCCCATGAGTAATAGGAGAAGGGTATGGTTGCGGTTGAATTTGTCCTGCAACAGAAGGAGCTTGCATCAAATCAACGGGATTACCATCTTTATCTCTCATGATAAGAGGCAATTGAACATTGTTAGCAGGGATGCTTTCAGGTAAACCATATTCACTAACTCCTCCTGAATTAAAATTTTGTTGAGGAGGATAATACGGTTGAGGGGGTTGTTGATAAGGATTAGGAGGATAGTATGGCTGTTGTTGAGGATATTGGGGTTGATTCGGATTTAAAAATCTTCGGGGATCAATTCTACCATCTCTAATCTGTTTATGATTTAGCCATAAATTAGATTGGTGAGCTAAGGCAGCAATATCAATGTTATCATTCGGTTCCATTTATAATGCTACTTAGCTCACCAATTAATTATTATCAATATCTACTTTAAACTATTAATCGGCTAATAGTTCATCAATCTCTGCATCATAACTAGCTTTACTTGACTTAGCAGAAGTTAAATGCGGAATTTCATCATCTTCATCATTGGTATCAACCTCTTGCGTATCAGCAGCATCAGCCAATTCATCTTCTACAGAGGCAGAAGTACCGAACCAATGAAGGTCAAGTAGTTCTTTCAGTTCTGCTTGGGATTTAAGGGCAGGAACCAACTCATTTAGATCATGAGCAGATTGAAGAATTTCCATGACTTGATCTTTGGTATAATCCAGTTCAATTTCATATTCTTCCATTAGATCAAATTTGGATTGATCATAGTTAGGGAATCCGCCTTTTTCAATTACATCAAAAACAAATTTTACATTGTCTTTAACGGTATTTGGATAGAGGAAACCTTTCTTGCCGATTTTCTTTTGTCCTGCTCCCATAAGTCCATCAAAGATAGCCTTATATACAGCAGATTTCGGATTCTTTTCTTTATCAAGTTGAGCAGGATAACGAGGAACAACCACTTTACCAATGCTTTCTTTTGCAGCCGGATCGTCTCCGATTACTTTTAGAAGTAAGAAATTTACCAGTTGTTTCCGTTGAGAAAAGAGCTTATAAGTTTCTTTCATTGCTGCTTCATCGCCTGCTTCTTTGGCTTTCTTATATTCATCCCATTGTGTTTTGTTTACAATGTTTTCGCCTTTATACTTAAGGGCAGGATCATTATAAGACCTACCTAGATAGACGTAAGAGCCATCTACACGGCTAGTAAAACCGTTTTCTTCAAATGATACTAATGTATCTTTTGCAGTAGGAACAAATAGACCAATGTATTTGCAACCTTTTTTGAAGCGTAGAATTCGGGGATCAACCGAACTGTTTACTGTCTTGTTATTCTTTTCTTCTGTTTCTTTTAGCGTATTAATATTATTAATAATGTCTTCAATGTTCATATTTTTTGTTTGTTATTTTATTGTTTTTGTCAAGGAAAAGTTGTCTTCCCCTTTGAAATTATTTACTTCGTAATTCTGTTGTTTTCCAGATTTTTCTGAATGAGAAATTGCTCGATTTCTTTCACTTTCTTCTCTAAGAATTGTCTGGTTATCTTACTACTTGCCCATGCCGTAATCAAGTTATTAAGATCGATTTCTTCTCCGAAATACAACGAAAATTCATCAACTGGCATTGTTTGAATCAAAGATAAAAATCCTGGTAATACTAATACCAAATACCAAGAAATCTGATGATTCTTTAAATGCTTCAAACAATCATTTTGGGCAACTGATTTATATTGAACATACTGATATAGAAACAATTTATGTTCAAAACAGAAATTAGTTACAAACCTCAATGATTCCTTAATATATTCTAATTGTTCATCTGGTTTTTGTTGATCCAGAAGTTTGAAATAAGCAATGCAAGTCATTAATGCTTTTTGCGTTGCGTATGATTCAAGGGAATAATATTGATCTTTTTCTTTAGTATGAACTTGGAAAGGAGCATCGAAGAATTCTTGTCTCCTCAAGTGTGGATATTTCTCAAAAGTCTTCTCGATTTTAATTAAAGAAGGAAGATATTTTTCTTCATTGAATTTAGAGAAGTCTCTCCTATAACGAAAAGGTTTATCATTATTCCTTCTTTGAGCAGATATATACCAATTATAAATCTGCTTTTGTGTCTCGTTTAACATCAATGAATTGGAATTTGAAGGTCTTGAATAAACTGCTTAATCCTTTGAACAATCTTATAATGAATCAACACATCATTGCCTTTGTAAGAGAAATTATAAGATTTTTTAGAAAGTAAAACTTTGGCAATGGCTCTTTGATTGGATAAAAATGGATATTTTAAATAAAGAATAATGAAAACAATGTCTTCTAAAGTATTATTTTGAGAAGAGATATATTTCATGAATTGATTTAAGCGAGTTATATCATAAAGATATTCGTCACAGAAATCAATTTCATATTCGTCAAAGTTTTTGTGATTTTGTTCAAAAAAATTGATTTTACAAAATTCCAAAATCTTTTCTTCTTCTTTAACTTGTTTAGGAGAAGTGTCGAATGAGGACAATAATCCAACTAAGGATTTGAGCCATTTATCGAAGTCAAAGGAAGGGAAAATATTATTCATTTTATTTTCTTAGATTTATTTAGAACGGGCCATCTGTGGCTCATATAGGACACAATAACATACCAAGATTGATCAGTCAAGTCCAAAAGAAACGTTCTCAACTGTTCATCTTTTCTTAACATTGAAAATAAAGTTACACAAGAAATAGGTTTATTGACAACGATGGATAACCATGATCCAAATTTATTAATTGTTTCTTCTAATTCAATAGTATTTAAAATTTCACTTGGAGCAGGAATAGTATGATCGTACGGTAACATGACCATATTTATTCCTTAAATTATAAGATTTCATCCAAGGAGAATGCTGCATTTACTTGGGCAGTATCATTAGCAGGACTATTATCTTGATCTGGTTCAGATAGTTTTAAAGTGTCATAGTCAATATTCCAGAAAGAGGAATGTCCTTTTGCTCCATCTCTGGCTTTTTCTCCAATATAACGAAGAATATTACATTCTCTGTCAATATCAGTTTGCCAAATGTTGACGTGCCAATCTTCATCGGAAATCATATCCCAAGAACCTGATACTGAATCCAGTTTTGGAGATTCTTGTCCGTGCGAACTTCTATTTAATTGAGCAACACTAATTCCAGGGGCATTTAACATGTAAGTCAATCCACGGCATTCCTGTGTAATAAACTGCATTTCTGTATGTTTAGATGCTTGTCTTACGGAGGGAATCAATAAACCATGATAATCAAATGCAACAAAACGTGGTTCAAATGACTTTCTTTTCTTTAATATTCCTGCATGAGCAAGCAAAGTTTTAGCAGATACACTCTTAGTCGGAAACTCTTTAATAATTAGTCTCGACATATGTTCTCTGATAAAAGTTTGAACATATTCTTTAAAATTATCAATATTATTAGGGAGATTGGCAAGAGCAATACCAGTTAGAATTGCGGCAATACGTTTTGCATATCGCATTTCAGACATTTCTAAAGTATAAAGTAATACGTTCTTATTTTGTAAAAGAACGTTTACAATGATATTTGCTAAACATATGCTTTTACCTGTGTTAGTTGAGCCACCAATGACACCGAATTGTTTTCCTTCGTCGTGAAATCCTCCACCAATTGCTTGATCAAAATTGGGGAAGCCAGAAGAAAATATTTTGTCGGTTTGACTGAAATAATCTGCAACTCTATCAACTTCTGCAAAGAATTCCAATCCTAAATTATCAATCAATGATATTGCCTGAATCTTTTCTGACTCTTGTTGAAATGTATCTAAATTAAAAACCTTATCAGCTATCTTCTGATCAATTGTTGCATTTAAAAGAATTTCTGTCTTCCTTTGTTTTAGAAAGTGTTCAGTGTTCTTGATTAATTCTGCTTCATTGTATTCATAATCCAATCCTTTAATAGTTTTAATGGATGCTTCTAAATGAGTTCGAGCTTGAGCAGAAAGAACTCTTGCTTTTAGTTCTGTTAAAGTTGGAACAGTGGAATTTTCTAAATAAAAAGATTTAATTAGATCAACGATGATTCCAATATCTTTATCTTTGAAGAGGTCTTTTTCTAGATGTTCGATGCAAGAGGCAAGGAACGGACTTTCTTTTTTGAGAATATTTTGGAAGATAATTTTTTCATAAAAGTCTAGATCGATTTTAATCATTAGTTTGGTGGAAGGTGAAGTTTGTAATACGGTCTTTAAAGGATTTGTTGGAGAGATGTTTAAATTTGAACCATTCTTCAAAAATGCGATGGTCTAATTTCTCTTCCGATTCGTCCGCTGTTGCTTTGGTATTATACTCGCTTCTCTTGGCAAAAGCATCATAAATCTGTCCTACGGTCAATCTTTCAAACCTTCCGGTTGTCTCGTTCTTTCTTTCCATTGCCATATCTTTTTCGGAAAAGGAAATGGTGTAAGAATTCGGTTTATTGACGAATGTTCCTGAATAGTAAACGGTTGCATGTATCATTTTAGTCTTTCTAAGCAAATATTATAATAGTTTTCTTCTTTTTCGATACCTATGAATTGACGATTAAGATTTTTAGCGGCAACGCAAGTTGTTCCGCTGCCCATGAATAAATCTAATACCAAATCTCCTTCATTGGAACTATTTTCTATGAGCTTCTGGATCAATGATAGTGGTTTTTCAGTTGGGTGAACCTTACCAGATGCTAAGGTTGGCGTTTCCACGTTGAAATAATCTCTGGATGTAGGATCGTTAATTCTTTTTGCGGCACCTTTTCTAAAAAAGAGAATCTTTTCAGTATATTTTAAATACCATCTATTCGGCATTTTAGTATTTTTAATCATACTAAGAATATTATGTAATTCAAAACCGACACTATCGGCAGCATTTAAATAGGAGCGAATATCATTGTTATTACAGAACGTGTAGAAGTGTGTTCGATTTTTTAAAACTCTAAAACATTCACCCATCCAAAGTTTAGGATCAATAATTGCAGATGGAAACAAGCTCCCTGAATTACTTGCTGGCATATAATTTGGACGACAAGATTTGCCATTTTTTGTCATTTTAAATGGTGGGTCAGTGAGAACTAAGTCAATAGATTCATCTGAAATATTATACATTTCTTCTAAACAATCGCCAAGAATTAATTTTTGTATCATAATAATAAAAGGCACCGGTATAGAGATATACCGGTGCCGCCCAATCTTTCTTTACTCTGGTTTAATTAGACCTTTAAGCTTCTTTGCAATATATGCAAAAATCTTACGTTCTCTAACTACTTGTTGATCTTGAGTTCCGATTTGGACAAGAGGAACGGTTTTAGTTCCTTTGCCTACTTGTTCCCATTCTTCGATCACGATTTCCAATTCTTTATTATTATTATTATTATTCATATTGTTACAGTTTATATAGATTTTCTACTTCGGTAGTGAACGCTTTATTGGCAAGAAGTTCATTCATTAGTTCTTCTGAATCTTCAATATCAATTCGACGCATTGATTTATGTTCTTCCGGCCAATTCTTCATTTTATACCATCCTTGTTTAGGAGCAACAATGTAACCCAATTCAAGGGCAATGTCAAACAGTCCTGAGAACTTTGCAATACCTTTCTCATACGAGACAGTAATCGGGAATTCAGATTTTTCTCGAATGTATCGAGAGAATTTAATTCTAATTACAAAATCAAAACCGGTAATTTCTCCTCCTTCTTTATTAGTTCTTTTGCCAATATTCCAAAGAGTATGTCCTGCATATTGTGCTCCTCTACCACCAGATGCAACCTCTTCTGGAAACATGTCCATTGTTTGATAGGTATGATTGATAACAATCATTGGAATCTGTTTAAGATTAATCTGGGGATTAATAATCCGAAACATTGATTTAATCTGTTTTGCTCTAGTCATATCTGCCACTGCTTTATCACTAATAGCATCATCAATTTCCTTTTTAGAAGGAAGCATACCTAATGAATCTACACAAATCATTACCTTATCATCAAACCCTACATCATTAAGAAGATTAGCAATATCGCTACGTAAACCTTCTACATTAGTGATGGGGCGACGATCAAATTTCTCTTGACTACAATCAACTCCTGCTGTAATGAAGTATTCATCAGGTGTTCCGAATTCACTATCATAGAAGATAATAAGATGATCAGTGCCTTCGTGCTTCTGTTGAAAGGCTTTCATTGCCTGAATCATCAAACTGCTTTTAAAGTGCTTTGGTGGGGCAGCAATCATAGTAATACCAGGAGGGATACCGCCATCAAATGATCCAGTTGCAGCCAGATTTAGAATGGGAATATCTAGATGAATATATTGCTGTGTATCAAAATACTTAGAGTTTTTAAGTAGGTCTTTACTAATTGTTGTGTTCTTGCGGAGTTTGCTAAAAAGTGATTCCATGGATTATAATATACCTTATTGAACTTTCTAAAACAATAAAAAAAGGCGAGAATTTCTCGCCTTTTTTCTTAGAATAGATTAATGATGTTATCTTCTGGTGGTTTAGTTCCAGGATTAACCACGGGAGGAGTCATACCCACAAAATTCTGAATATAAATATTCTTCACTTGATCCACCAACTCTAACTTATTAGGATTAAGTAAATCTTCCTTCTTAAAAGAAGTCTCAAAATCAATACTTTGTTCCTTTAGAAATCCCATTACATGAAAAGGGGGATCAAGAGTAAGAAGTGTAAGAGGAAAGAAAGTAGGAACTACTCCATTACCTGCTTTATCTTTTTCAATACTACAAAGTAAGGCTCGTCGCAATACAATATGTGTATCTGTTTCATTAACTAAAATTCCAACAATAAATTGGCTGATGTCCCGGTAAATTCCTACGATTTGTTCCATGATTATATTAACAAATCAACAAGGTTTTATTCAAGTAAAATCTAGTGCTTTTTTAGTTTTCCTTGGAATTTCTTTTCAAGAGCAGCATAACTGGAATATGAATTCAAATTAAAACTTTCCAATAATCCTTTATATTCTAATTCTTTATCTTTGATAACTTTTAGTAATTGGAATTTCTCAAATTCGAGAAGAACTTGGAGTTCGGCTTTACTAATCCATTTATTTGCATGATAATCTTCCTGAATAACTTCGGGGTTTCTATCTTCAAAAAAGATATTATAATATCTTTTGATACTAGCCAAAGATTTCTTCCAAAGTTGCTTCATATTGTAATTTAGGGTCGGGCATTTTCCATTTCAAGGCATCATACATAGGTTCCAAACTTTTAATAATATCATAAAAAAACATTTTTTCATAATCTGCTTCCAGTCCGAACTCTTTTGGTAATTGATCTTGATAGGCTATTCCAGGTAAATTGTATTTATTATCCTTAATATGTAACATCTTGATCTTTGAACCGTTTTCAATCTTCCTATAAACATTCTCTAAATTATTAGTCTTAATTAATTCATTGTGCCAAATACTTAACTTAGCTGCTCTTGTGGTTCCTTTGGCAGTATTCAATCCATTATTCTTGGTATCCCATTTACTAAGAACCTTGATTCCTCCTCGTTCTGCAATATCATTAACTGAAAAGGTTTTAAATTCTTCATAGGCATCAAAGATCATTTGATCTGCAATTTTTTGATCTTTTGTTCCCATGATAATTTCCACAATCTTCTTAGAAATATCTTTTGAACGGGCAGATAAGGTTGATTTAGCGAGGCGAACACCTGAATACTTAAAAGTGTTCATTTTCTTACCTTCCTTGTTAAGGATGTACATTACATAGTGTTTCTTACCCATCCACATAGCTTTAGGGCAAACGCTTTCCCTTTTAAAGACAAATCGCGGATCAGCAGAATTCAATTTTTCGATGGCCCAAGTGTTGATTTCTTTATTTAAATGGTCGGAAATCTTATTTTCTATTTCATTGAATCCATCAGTCAAATTCCTATTTTCATCAAAAATATCCACCCCTACTTTTTGCATAATATCCTTAAGAGAAACACCTAAGGAATCCGTGTCGGAGAATATGATTCTATCTTTCTTTTCCAATCCCCATTCAGAAACCAAATAATCGTTCACTATATTTGCACTCTTCTTAATCATTGCTTGTCCAGAAGTAGTAATAGATGTTGCACAATCTAATTCATATAAAGCAAAATATCTATTAGCAAATGCCCCGTAAGTCGAATTTAGAAGAATCTTATAAAGATATTGTTCTACATCTTTTTGAGATGAAAGCGTTTTTAATTGATTATATTCCAATGAATCTTTATCTAAAAGTTCCATCTGTTTTTCAATTTGAAACATTTCATTTTTAACCTTCTTACGTTTTTGATAAAGAACATCACAGAAACTTGCTGCAATACCTTTAACATTTTGATCATACATGACTCCATTAGCTGCAAGCGACCAATTCTTTTGTTTAAGAATATCATGTAATTTATCTTTAGCAATCTCAACGGTTTTATTCTTCCTAGTCAGCAGAATCGTATGAATATCATTCTCAGTTTTAATGATCTTGGCAACCTTTGTTTCAGGAGAAATATTAAGCGTAATGATATTAGATGGATAAAGAGAATTAGCATCGAAACTAACTACGTCTTCGTATAAACCTTCTTCGGGTTGTTTAACATAACCACCAGGAATCTTTTCTGCATCATCTGCTCCTTTTTGAGTAGAAATATATTTTCCATCTTCTAAAGATTGTTTTGCCAAAACTCCTGTAATAATTGCTGTTTTACCAAATGCTTTATCAAGGTTACAAAATCCACTGAATGCAGAAAACTTAGCAATCTCTAAGTATTTCTTTTTTGCATCCAACATAACTAATAACTTAACATCCCAAATATTATAATTGATAAATTTATCCCAATCTTCATTACAAAGTTCTTGGAGGGATTTATCACCATATTCTAATTTACCCTTTCCTAATTCAGAGAAGGTGACAAAATCAAGAGAATCACTTTCCCGTTCACCAGGAGTGAAATATTTATAAAGAACCATATAATCAATATGCGCAATTCCCCCTAGTTCATATTCGATATATTGTTGTCCAAAACGATTAGTTGTTTCCTTTCCGTAAATGCTATTAACAGGGGAAAGATTCTTACTATATCCTTCACCAAATAGGTGTTCTAATCTATTAACGATATAAGGCTGGTCAAAACTGAAGCTGTTATATCCACAAATAATATCAGGAAAATTAGCTCTCCAAAATCTAACGAACTTCTTTAATAGAACGGTTTCATCTTGGCAATAATCATAAACAATTTCTTCTGGTTCTACATCAGTTAAATCGTCTTTACACGAATAATCATCGTATGGGTTAATTCCCCATGTGAAATATTTTTTCTTAAGCGTATCAAAAATTGTAATAGAAGTAATGGGATATTTTGCTTCCATTGGATTAGGAAACTCATCTGCAATAACTTCAATATCGAAAAAGAATGTTCTTAAAGGATTTGCTGTTAGCTCATTAATATCTTTATTATGATAAAGGTCTAAGAGATATTGTTGAGTAGGAGGGAGATTATAATAAATCTTGGTTTGACAAGTTTTAACAAATTTGGTTCTTTCGTAATTATTATTAAATTCCCTTTTAAGAAGGGGAACACCATCGATACCAATACCGTCTTGTTTATCTTTGGAAGGGGAAGGAACAAGAAGATAAGGTTTATAGTTCTTGATTATGCGTGAAGGAAGACCATCGGTAGTCCAAGTGAAATGGTGAATTTGGGATTTTTTATGATCATACCAACAATTTCTATAACTCATTGATGAACTATATCACGGAATCAGTTTTCAAGCAATTTATTTTCTCCACCTTCTTCGAGCCATCCATCTGTATCTTCCACCTTAAATTTAGGACGATCTGCTAACCATTCATCAGGAGCAGAACGAAAATTTGCTTCAAAGCCATGGAAAATAGAAGCAGCATAAATCATTCCATTAAGCATACCGTGCATATATGAATCGTAATTCCAATTACCATTTGATCCTTGGACTGCAATCATACTTTGTAATCGTTCATAATCATATTGCCAATCAATAAGCTTTTTCTTCTTAAGCTCCTGAGCGATAATCTCTTCTTTTGATAAAGTTTCTCTTATTTCTGTTTGGGGTGTTTCCATTTTATTGAAATTGTTCTTTATTCAATTCAGCAAACATCGGAAATGCTTTGCGTTTTTCACTTCCATATTCAGTAGAATAAATTGTAACCAATTCATCCAAGTGATCTTTTAGAATATATTTCTTTGCATATTCTCTGCCAAATTCGATTGCCTCTTGATAATTGGTTTTATTTTTTAATACTTCTTCAATCATCTGCATCATTTGTTCACCAGTATCAAACAGATATTTCCATCCATCAAAATTATAACATTCTAGATTTTGTGCAATCACAGGAATACCAAATGCTCCACCTTCTGTCAATTTAATATTGGATTTGGCTCGATTGAATTCATTTTTCTCTAAAGGAGCAAGCATGATTTGACAATTTAAATTCCTAATAAAATCAGGATATTCAGGAAGAGGAATCCATGGATGAAATTCTACTCCTCTTCCAATAAATTCTCTTAGTCTATAAGGTAATGCTCCTCCGAGGAATACCCATTCATATTTCTTCTTATTAAGAAGATCATCAATAATGTAGGAATTGATATGTGAAAAATCGTCTTTTTGACCATTTTTATTAACTACATCGAAATGTGTTGCACTTCCTGCATATAGAATTCTTGGTTTCTTGTTCTTACTTTTCTTATAATTGAAAAGAAGTTTGTCCATGTTGAAACCAATATCTACTAGATGCTTTGGAGCATAGTTAGGAAGAACGGTAATCTTATGGAAATCTAGTCTTTCTTCATAAAGTTTCTTCATATATGGGGATACAACTGTTACTTCATCGCAATTTTTAACTAAAATATTATTAGCATAAAAATTATGATTTTTTTCTACGGTTAAATCATAGACAGGTCTTTTCTTCGAAAGCTTTTTTATAGTTATCATATACGTTTAATAAATCAATATTTAATACTTTATTGGGATCAATACAAGTTAGTTGTGAAAGTTCAACTTTGATATTTTGTGCTAAACATTTTTCCAAAACTTTTTCACACAATCCTACATGTTTTTTACCATTAAACATATAAGGAGAATATGTTTGAGGAAGTCCAACACTTTTTCGAAAATTGCGCCACTTTTTATAATGTAGATGTTTTTTATCAAGGAAATACTGAAATACAGTATCAATTAATCGTTGTCTATATTAAATTTCCTAGTTTTTTTCCAGTTGTTCGGCAGTTTTCTCTTTTTTAGATGGCACCTGCTCCCATTTATTTTTATATTTGTCAGGCAAATCTTGTGGCGTAAAGGGAGTAGCATATTCCGCGTATATATTAAAAAGTTCTATGAAACTTCTTCCTCGCATTATATCACATACCATTTCATTGAAAAAAACAGGGATACTTCTTTTTTTGCATTCTGCTAAGAATGCTTTGTAGAATCCTCTGGTTCCTTCGCCATTAAATCTAAATTTACTTTTTTTATCATAGTTCTGAGGATAACCCATAGTTTTACAATATTTTAGCCAGGGAGTAGCGTATATATTTCGACGTATCAGAAAATATTCGATGGCTTTATCTATAATCATAACATCAGTTACACCCGTGTATCTACCATTTTTCTCTCCACTAACTACTTCTGATCTGATTTTTCTATATTTTTCGTCTTTATAGAAATCTCGATTTCTTGCAAATGGATCGTATACTGCTCCATTTTTTAACATATTGTATCCTTTTTCACAATTAGTACTATCATATAATGCGATATATTTCTCTTCTATTTCTAATGCCTCATTATGATCGGTGGTGATAGCTAATACTTCGTATGTCAAATTCTCTGCCCCATATTTTCGAATAGCATGTTTTAATCTTGTTAAATTTTCGATTTCGTGACTTTTCCCGACACAGTTAGCAACATATATATGCTGTTTAATTCGATGTAAAGGTTCTCGCTTTGTATATCCGATATATACTTTATTATTTAAATTAATTTTATATATAGAATATGTGATGGGTTTCTTTTCAGTAGTAACAATATCGTCGGACATTAAAACTATTTATACTACGACGATATATTATACAATATCTAATATATCATTTGATAATAATTCTTCTGCAATAACCCATCCTCTATTCTTAGTAAAGATTGGATGATCCGGTGTACAAATAATAGAATGTCCCGAAACACTATCAGTAATCTCTAAAACATCAGCACTATCATTCGTCATCTCGCATGCTAATAAAGATTTAAATTCTATAACATTGGTATCTAAATCTTTGGACAAAACTTTGATATTTTTGCCTTCATCAAAATATTCTTTAAGTTCTTTAAGATCAATGTCCATATAAATCCCATCAACTATGGTATTAATGATGGATGATTCATCTACGCATAAATGAACTATTTCTTTTACAATCTTTTCGATTTTATTATCTAGGAAACCTTCGCGACAAGCATTATACATTGGCAAGGTGTCAATAAAAATACTATCGTCCACTTCCCACACGATTCTAAATCCCTTACCTGTTTGTCGCTTAAATTCATTAGAGACTTCTCGTAAAAATTTAACGAATTCTAATTGAGGTTCAGTACATTGTCTCTGAACACGAACGGCATCAATTGCTCCATAGAAATGAGGAACCATTACCATTTGATATAGGGTCATTACTACTGCTTTATTGTATGCAAGAAGGTCGTCGGCAGGCCAAATCATCCGCCAAAATCCACAACCAGATTGATCGGCACAATAATGAATGACTCTAGGAAGACCTTCACCAGGAACAGGAATTTTAAAAGGTTCAGGTTTAGGTAGAGGAGTCCAAGGTTTTTTAGAAATAGGATTATGTCCTATGTGCTTCTTAAAAGGTGTTAAAGGGTGATTATGAGAAGGAGGTTGAGTAGGAACTATACCGGGAACTTTAATATTTGTCTGGGGTGTAACGAAAGAAGCCATCTTAAACGTATTTAAGATGGCTTCTTTTTATAATCAATGCTAATTAAATTAACTATTAAAGAATTGAATTAATTGATCTTTAGTTTTACCGCCAACTTGTCGTCCTACTTCTACCCCATTTTTATAATGGATAATAGTTGGAACGGCACGAATACCTTCTTGAGAAGCTAGATTACTCGCTTCATCAGTGTCCACTTTAATGATATTAATTTCTTCTGCTGCTTTCTCGATATTGGGGGCCATCATTTTACAAGGTGTGCAAAAACTTGCACTATATACAATAATGAGGTTTTCGTCATTTGCGCGTTTAATTATAGCATCTTTTTCTGTTGTGTATTCCATACGTGGTTATTTAATCTTTCGTCTTTTCGTGTTAAAGTAATATGTGGATAATCGTTTATTCCTTTTATGAGAAGTTCCTGAACTGCATCTTTATTGAAATGTAAATCCCAATATTCCTTTTTTCTTTTACTTATTTTTCCTCCAAAAAAATATTGTAAGTCTTCTATGAATCCTTTACTGGCAGACACTATACTTATACGGTGTCCTGTTTTTGCTACCCAACCATCGCCATCTGTTACTCCACGTAAAAAACCTAATCTAAAGTTTTCAGTTGCGGTGGAAAAGGTTTCTATATTTATTCGAAGATCATAAGTCTTATTTGTAAATATCAGAAATTGGTGAATGACGTTTTCAAATGCAGGCATCGTTGCAGTATATGCAATCTTATCAGTTTTTCCTAAAGTCGGGGGTTTTATACGGAAATCGGAAATATCTATATCTTCTAATAAAGTATCAAAAAACTTAAATAAGCAATCCTTATCTTTTATTGCTAAAGTTATATCTATCCTACTAATCGTATTTTTAATCTTAAAATTGGTGTATAGGCAACCATCTGCGGCAAAAAATCCTAAACACCATCCCAAATCAAAATCGGATATATTTATTTTAGCTTTATGTTTTATTCTGCCACCTTTTTCAAAAAATGGACTTTTGATACCACTTTTCTTTCTTAACTCTGAAAGAGTTCGAGATTTTATCTCCAATAAATCACATAACTCTTTTCTATTTTTAGAAGAGTTATAAATTTTTAATAATTCGATTCGTTTTAAATTTATCTCATATTGTTGAGCGTTAGTATATTTTCGCATTAAATAAAGTTTTGTTTCATAATTGCAAATTTTTCCAGAAATGGTCGTTCGGGTTCATTAAATCCTCCATTACCAGGAATAGCTAATCCTGTATATCCTTTATCATTTAAATATTTTACTTTAGAAATATCCGTCAATAATGAACAATTTAAATAATTAATATCTTCTTCAGTTAATTGTATCTTTTCCATAGTCTTTTTATTTATTCTATTGTTTTTGGTTGAGCTACATTAAACCTGTTATTATCAACAATATCAATACCTAATTGTTCCCAGCATTGTACATCTACAATATCAGGCCCAAATATTGCATCAAATGATACTGAGACAGCTTCCTCATGAAGGAATTTAAAATCATCTAATCCGTCAAATATCCTTAAATTTCCTTTATAAGGAATATCTCTTACAATTTCGATACAATATCTATCATCTAGTATATTTCCGTCTATTACATTTTCTCCACGTTGTACCGGTCCTTTATCAGTTATATCAAATTTACAAATTGGTTTCATAATTTTATTCTACTATTCTCGTAAGACCCCTTTCTTTCTCTAATCTAATTACATTCCCATCCGAAATCATAATATTATTCGGATTGTGTGTGATAATATAATATGCCTCATTGTTCTGTTCACTCATTATTTTCAACAATTCCATAATTTCTTCTGCTGCTTTTGAATCAATGGACGAATCAAACAATTCATCAAACACAGAAATATTAACTGTCACATTACTTTGTAATCTTCTAATATCTCTAAAAGTAAACAACATGGAAAAACAAACTCGTCCCTTTTCTCCATCAGATAATCTATCATAAGATATAGTCTTTCCTTTCGGATTAACCACAGTTTCTTCGAAAAATTCATCAAAGGTAATACTACAAGGCGTATTCAATCTCTTCAAATAGAAATTCAATCTCTCATTAATTGTATCCAATATCTTACTAGTAATAAATGCCTTTACTCCTGTCGGAGAAAAAGTAATCTTAACTCCTTCCAATATTGCTACTTCTTTTTTTAACTCTTGGAACACTGTTCGTCTTGCTTCCAAATAAGTCTTATCATTTGTAACCTTTTCCAAAAACGGATTAACTGATGATTCGATTCTTGCTCGTTCCTTAATAGTTGCTAAAATTCGATCTTGCGACTTATGATAAACATCTTGCTTTTCTTGTGTCCTTTTCTTCTTTTCTTCTAATGCCTTAAATTCCTTTTCAGTTAAATTATAACGTTGTTGAAGAGTATCATAAACATTAACCAATTGAGTAATTTTATTATTTAATTCCTTGATAACTTCTTGAATTTGTTTCTTTTCATCATCGAAGGAATGAGTATCATTGTTATCAAAAGAACGTTTACAAGTAGGACAAAAAGTAGGTTTATCTTCTAATTTCTTTAGCTTACTTGTTTCGTTTCTTAATTCGGTTGATACTTCTGCTTTTCTGACAGATGCTCGTTGTTTCTTTTCAGTTATATTAGTTAATGATGCTTTCTTTAATTCTAAATCTCTATCCAGTTGTCTTAATTCTTCGGTTAAGTCAATAGGATGAACTTGTTTCAATTCATTCAATAATTTATCATAATCAAGAAGTGCCTGTTCTTTGCGTTTCTCATGGCTTTCTGCATATGCTTCATCTTTCTCGATGGACTTTACTAACTCTTGTATTCGAGCCTCTTCTTTGCCCATTTCTGTGCATTTAAGAGCATGTTCATCTTTTGCATCCTTGGCAAGTTTACTAAACACTTCTAATCCTAGAATACCTTCAATAAATTTAGTTTTTAAAGATTTCTCTTGAGAAAGGAATGCAGAAGATTCTTTACTAGTCATTACTAAAGTATTAGTGAATACTTCTTTAGTAATTCCTAGATCATTGAGAATGTCTTTAGTTGTTTCAGGTTTAGTTTTGGTTTTATCTTCTCTAGTACCATCAGGATGAACAACGAATCTGGTTAATTCATCGGGGGAAAGAGAACGCATGATTTCATAGTTGATCCCGTTAACTGAATACCAACATTCAACGATACATGCATCTTTGGCATGATCATTTTTGATTTCTTTTTGATTGATATTTCGATAGGTTTTACCGAATAGAACGAAAGAGAGCGGTTCAACGATTAGAGAAGTTTTTCCGACTCCGTTAAAAGAATTATCGTCTTTGTTGAAACCGGTGATGAAGTTGATGCCTTCTTGAAAGATTAATTCAGTTGGTTCATTTCCATATGAGAGGAAATTTCTAATTCGTATTTTTTCAAATATTACTTTTTTCATTTAAATGTGCTTAAACATTGAACATTTTTCTTGTCCTAAATCTTCATTATCAATAACAATGATATTCATTCCAACTTGGAAAGCATTATAATTGTAATAAAGGCATTTCCTGAAATCAGGAGAATCAAAGAACATACCTTTCTTTGTAGTAGGTAATTTACTACATTTTCCTTCGTCTGACATAAAAATACATTTATTCATAATTTATTCTAATATATAGCAATCTTCATCACCTGTTGCATCTTTGGGACAAATTTCTGGTTTACAAGAAAGAAAAGTCCGAAGTTCTTCTTTAGTGGAGAATTTAAAAGTGTTCCAACCATCAAATCGAGATTGAATAGCTAATATTGCTTCCTCTGAACAATAACCATTTAATAATGCAGCGGTGCAAGGGCCGCTATACTTATAGTGTTCCGAATCTACAGGAAATAAAATTAAAGAATGTAGTAAACACTGCTCAAAGTTTTCTTGATTTTCTAATATTTGATCTAAGGTATATTTCATTGTTTAAAACTTAAAATTAATTCATTCACTTTCTCTTGTGACATATCCGCATATTCTTGTTTGGTATGAAGTTTACGTAATTCACCCATGACTCTTCCTACTTCTTTACCATCACTAATATTGATAAGTTCCATGACTTTATAACCATTAACCTTTTCTTTAAAGGCTTTATCAAAAAGATAGCGAACTTTATTCTTTTTGATAGATTCTTTTAAAATAGGAAAACGTTCCGCCCATTCACAAATATAATATTCGCGTCGTTGAAAAACGTGTCGATTATATTTCCATGAATTCTTTTCAAGCCATTCTACGAAACCCTTGTAAACGATTCTCTTAGAATTTCTCACGCGATTTACGTGGTTAAGATTTTCAAATTTGAAGATTTCAGGATCAAAATATTTTGAACTAGCTACCCAATGATATACTTCTTCATTGGTATCAAATCCATTTTTCCAATGTTCATAATCGAATCCTAATAAGGGAAGAATAACTGAAAAGTCCTTTGTAAGAATGACCTTTTCCATAATATTATCATTATCTAAGAAGTTTAATTTACTTTCAAAGAAACTCTGACGAATCCAATAAGATAAACCCGTGTGTCCTAGATGAACATCCATCTTGTGAGCAATCCTACCTTGAAACATGCCAACGTCGCCCCAACTAGTATAATCAATAGAAGATTGATAATCCTTCATTGGAACAAAGGTTAAATCTACTTGAAATCCTGCAATAGGAAATGAAATAACATTGGAATTTACATGAACCTCCATTTGAAGATATTCTTCTAGTGTACGTCGAGTATCCAGAGAACCATCCATTCCAACAATAATATCTAAGTCTCCGGGAGATTCTTTTAGTCGAATTGACGGAGCAACACCTAATTTCCAAGTAGAAGGAAATACTTCTTTCATATCACGAAGAATATTATCTTTAAAGATATGATATTCTTCGTTAGAAAGTCGCTTTTCTGGCAAATCCCAGATTGATTGAATTAGTTTTCCACCCATGATTCCATATACTAACACATGGAATCTATATAGGCAAATTATTAACTAAGAGTTGCCTTAATTACTTCCAATTGTTTAGCAGAAATTTCCCCCTTAATAAATTTTTCGATATTTTCTCGAAGAATATCTGCTTTAGTAATTTCTTTAGGAGCAGGGGGGGCAACAGGTTGAGGAGTAGGTCCGAAATTGCCGCGAATTGGATCAGGATAGTTGGATACACCAAAGGTGCTAGAGGTTGTCATGGACATAGATGGAGGTATTTATTTCCATCAGATATAACTATCAATTCCTCTGTGCCAAATTCCGTCGTCTCTTCTTTCAATTATTCCTTGCTCAATATGAACCAATTCTCCTACTCGTTCCCCATTAACCCTCAATAAACAAGTCTTTAAACAATCTAATGTTTCTACTTCTATTCCATGATAATTAACCAGAAACATTAGGAATCTTTCATAGAAAGAATTTCCGCCCATTCTAATATAATATGGCAATAGATCGTATCCATCAGCAATCAAATCCATATTCGTTGAATTAGTAATATAAAATCTATCACATAGTCCGTGCCAATCATCATGGTTCAATGTCCATATTTTTTGGAAATCAAATTCTTCAATATTATCAGGTAAAGCAGTATCTTCTAAGAGAAGTAAATCGGGTCGAACACGAACAACAATATCATATTTAAAATTATGGGCTTCTTCGTATCTTTGTTTTATTTTATTACATTGTTGTAAGCAATACAATTGTCGAAACATTCCTTGAGTAGCATGTTCATTGACTAAATCAAGATTAAGGTCTTTTCTCGTTTCGGAATGAAATTTTATAACATGATCATTTACTCCTAAAAAGGTGTTCATTTTATCAATATGGGGGTCATCTTGCCAGAAAAAGATAAAAATATCATAATCCTTAAATTTAGAGAGTATATTCTTCTCTAATAGATGAAACGTTTTATCGAGGGAACGAAATTCACCGGAAAAACAAATAGCAGTTCTCATTATAAACTATCAAGGAATACTGATTTAAATTTCTTCATCACTTCATTAGGAGTAAATGCTTTATAGGCATTCCAATCTCTATAAGTCCATTCCTTATTAAATGAGGATAATATCTGATAAACTTCTTCTTTATTAGAATAATAAATTCCTTTATCTTTCAGGGTAAAGATATGATTTCTTTCAGGACTATTAGCATAAGTGATAACTGGTTTATTGCATAAAGAAAATTCTGCACATGCTGCTCCGAAACTTTCTCCTACATGTCTAGCATGAATCATTGCATCACAAGTATTAATGAACTTCCTTTTAACGGTTAAATCCGCAAAAGGATGGGTATGAATGATTCGAGGATGATTGAAGAATTGAGGAGTTTGAGCAAAAAGAAAGTAAACATCATCTCGTTCAGATAAGATTTTAACTATTGCTTCATTTACGAAATGAATATCCCAGCCATAATGTCCGCCCATTCTACCAAACACAATTGCATCACGAGGAATACCAATTTGTTCTCTAAAGTCTTCTTGAGTGTCTGGTAAATGAACACAATAAGGAACAAAAGGATGCTCTCCTTTAGAGCAATGAATGCTTGACCATTCAGAAACATATGCATATACTTTTCCATGAGGTTCGTTGTTCATTCCTACTACATGAACAAACATGGGAACATTATTGACCCATCTTCCTTCATTGATTTTACCGTTTTTTTGAAGATAACAAGCGGCAGCATTATGTTGAGTAATTGCATCCTCAAGAGCAGGCATATTTTGTGTTCCCGGTAATGCAACTAATTCAATATTATGTTGTTTGAATTTCTCAATTACTAAAGGACTGTTATAGGAATTAACTTCATCATAAATCATCACAGATTTATTTCCAAGAATGGATTGATTGAAGTGACAATAATCGAAGTAGGAAACTCCTGTTCCTTGGAGGTCCATATGAGGTTGATAAAATGCTAAAGTGCTCACAATAAACTATATTCTTTTTGTTCTCTAATCTGTTCTTTGATACTTTTAGTAACCAACTTAGTAGTATCGTAAATAGAATCAAGCGTTCGGTAAATGCTCTTTGGCGCAAAAGATGGGATAATATCCACGGTCAAGCCATATAATTCATTGATTTTAGTAATCAAATCAAATTTGGAACAAACATCGGGAGAATGAATATGTCGAACTCCTTCCCATATCATATTGTTTTCTATGATATGATGAATAAATTTGCTTAATTCTAAGCAAGTTACGCCATTCCATAAATGATTATCATAGCCATTTATAGTTTGACCTTTACTAGCTTTTACCCATTCTAATAGGGATTTTTTATGTCTAAGTTCTTCTCCGATAATAGACGTGCGAATGACACATGCTTTATCTGGTTCTCCTAAGCTTTTACTTTTACCATAAACACTTGTTTCATCGTGTTCATCTTTTTCATCATAACCGCCAGTTCTACCCGAAAAGACACAATCAGTGGTAATATGAATTAACTTAGCTCCGAGAGCACTACAAAGATATTGCAATTCATGTGGCAGAACAGAATTAATCAATATGCTATCTAGAGGATTTGAGTCTTTTCGTTGAGGTACAATACCGATACAATTAATGACAATATCATTTTTAGACAAAACTAGATGTCTATTTAAACATGTAATACTTTCCCCATTTAGCGACAGGTTATTACGTGTGAAGTGTAATATCCTATAATCTTTAACGGGATTGCGTTTTAGATATGTATACACATATCTTCCTAACATCCCATTTGCTCCTAATACTAAAATATTATTCATGGTTTATAAAAATTATGCTCTTCTAAAAATTCATATAATTCTTTTTCATCGATTAAACAATTCCTAGACGAATATTCATTATCAGTAAAAGAAAATGCATTGTTTTGTATGTTTTTATGAATATTGAAAACATCATATTGATCATTCCAAGTCGTTCTCGGCATCTCTTCTGGAGCAATCATCAATTCATGAATCTTTTCATTAGGCCGTGGAACGGTAATATCATACTTTAATTTAAAAATATCATGATATATATTAAACAAATCTTTAACTTTGAAGCTCATTGCAGCAGGAACAACATTGACATTATTAAATTGCAATGATTTATAAATCAAATCCATTGCTTCTTCAATAGTTAAAAGAAACCTTGTCATATCCTCCCCAAACAAGGACAAAGTTTTATCATTCTTAATATATTTCCAAATTAAAGGAATAATTGAACCGGTTGAATTAACTACATTGCCATATACAACAGAAACTAATCGAGTAGAAACGTCTTCATTATTAGAAATAAAACTTTCAGAAGCAGTAAATTTCATTGAACCGTAAATGGTACTTGCTGCTCTACTTTTATCAGAAGAAATAAAACAAGCAGCTTTCAACTTGTTATCAATTGCTGCCTTCTTTGAATTGAATGCGCCCTGAACAATGATTTGATTGGCTTCTTCGTAATTAGTTTCACATGCCTCGATTTGCTTCATACTTGCTGCAAAGATACCAATATCCATTCCTCTCATTGATCTATTCAAATGATCAAAATTACGAATATCCCCGACAATAAATTTAACCTTGGGAAACTCTTTCTTTAAGAAATAATGTTTGGCTTCATCTCTGGAGAAAACGGTAATTTCATTATTTTGATATAAATCCTTGATTAGATTTTTACCAAGATAACCTGCTCCTCCCGTGATAAAAACACGGGAATTTATGGGTCGATAACTCATGCTAGGGTCAATATATCATCAATACTCTGTCCTTGCAAGATGATACTTTTATTATTAAAGTAATAATCAAAGTCTTTTCTTTCATAAACTAAAATATTCTTATTTGGTTGAACTTTAACAACACCTAATACATCATTACTTGGAAAGATATAAGAAAAAGCATTAAAATTCGGATTGCCTCTGATTTCAATAAATGAAATATATGCGGTTCCACTAGCAGTTTGTTTAGTATTATCTAAATTCTCTGGTCCAACATCATGCATGAAAATAATTCCATCAGGATTTAATGCTTTTACTGCATTCTCAAAATCTTTATTAACTTGCGAGTATTCGTGGTATGCATCAATATAAATCACATCAAATGTTTGAGTATTCTGTTTAAAGAAATCATCGGTTGTTCCCAAGAAATCAGGTCTTGTCCGAGGATTAGTATCTATTCCTTTTTTATGTAAACATTTAATTCTATCAAATGTTTCTCTTGCTTCTCCTAATCCTAATTCAAGATAAGAAGAATATTGCTTATGTTCTATAACTCGGTTGATTAATTCAAATTTATCTTTCATATTGTTCAATTTTATCCATTACGTATCTGGCTCTGGCAATAGTTGTTCCATTTTCTTTCAACCATTTCTGTTGAGCCTCGTATAATTCTATATATTCCTTCGTTGGTTTATTATCAATTACCAATCTATTCATTATCTCATATAATTCTTGTTCAGTATGATATGAAATAGTTGGAAGATTTCGAGGTTCCATTAAAGGATGTTTATCTTGGTAATTTTTAAACAATAAAACGGCTCCATTTGCCATTATTTCATAATGACGAAGGCATTCCCATCCTCCTTTTACACAAGTCAAACCAAACCAACTTTCTTGAAGGTCTTTATAGTATTCTTCTTCTGCATTGAATTTTTGAGTAGAATTATTCCGAAAACAAGCATCAGCAGGAGAAGTTTGTTGAAACAACTGTTTCTTTATTTCTAAATTTATATTTGATATTTTATGAGAAGGAATACCGAAACCAATCGGCCAAACAGTATCAAAATCTTCCACTAATTCACGTTTAAAACATTTGGAAAGGAATTGTGTTCCAATAACTTCTTGCCCTTTATACGTTATTTTCCTTTCTGCATTACCATAAAGATCGTTTCCATCTGTATAGAATTGATTGGGATGATTTACGTTCCATCTGTCTCCGTAAATGAATCCTGAACCGTGAATAACTACATCAAAATCAATTACTCTTAGATTATTTCTATCATATGATGCATCTTTGATGGGCGAAGTACAGAAAGTCATACCTTTTCCATGCAGTTTATTCATGGGAGATTCAGTAAAATCACCATAAAGTATTTTCTTTTTCGGAAATTCAACGAAGTCTTCTCCTAATAGTTCTCTTAATCCATGAACCAAGGTTAACTCAAGGTAATCGCCTTGAGCATTAGAATTTCTAGTACATAAAAATAAAACTTTCATTATTGTTGAACCAATCTAATATCTGATAAATTATGAATAGGTCGATTTTGAATCATGCTACTGGCAGAAGGTCCACTATTAGGACGATTATATTCAATATTAAGTTGACTATCATTCCAATTTTTCCATGATTTTTTAATATCTTCTCGTTCTTTTCCTAAAAATAAATCCCACTGTTCGTATTTCTCTTCGGGAAGATTTTTAATGATAATGTTACTGTATCGCATATCGTATTTTGCATCCCAATGAGGTTGAGAATAACGACATTTACTGTTTATATCTTGTAAGGGACTTTTTGCTTCCCCATAATTATAATTTGACTCTTGTGATTCATATAATGCTAAATTATGTTGTTTTAAACGGAAAACAAAATCTCTATCTTCCCATCCTCCTCCAATAAATCGTTCATCCCACCAACCAATCGTTCTAATTAATTGCTTGGAGAACATCATGTACCCAACATTATACATAAAAGAAGCAGCATAACCTTCTTTCATATGATTAATCATTTTCAGTGCTTCTTCTAAAGTGATTATCGATCTATCATTGACAAAAATCATCCATTCATATTTGGAAGTAGCAATGGCATGATTCATCATTAAGCTATAAGACTTATAGGCATGGGGATAACGTTCCGAGCGTAAATTCCAATCAATCTCATAATTTCTTTCTAATTCTCCCAGAATATGTTTTTGTTCCTTCTCAATAGAAGATGAATGTCCTACATGTAAATTTATACTAATTTCTCCAATATCAATCATAATTTTTTAAAGTCGGTATATGCTAATTCTATTCCTTGTTCCAATTTAACCATTGGTTTCCATCCTAATGATTTAATAATATCCACATTCATCAATTTAGAATAAGTTCCGTCTGGTTTAGTTGTATCCCAAATAATCTTTCCTTTATATCCAACTACTTTCTTAATAGTGTTTGCTAATTGGTTAATAGATACATTTATTCCTGAACCAATATTGACTATATGAAATTCTGGTCTAGATTCAAGAACTTTATAACAACCTTTGGCAAGATCATCTGCCCAAAGAAACTCTCTCAACGGTTTACCTGATCCCCACAAGGTAACAGTTGGTTTCTTTTCAATTTTTGCTTGATGAAATTTCTTAATTAAACCAGGAATAACATGAGAATTTTGTTCATGATAATTATCACCAATTCCGTATAAGTTACAAGGCATCACTGATCTATAATTTAATCCATATTGTTGTGAATAATATTCACAAAGTTTAATTCCGGCTATCTTGGCAATTGCATAAGGTTCATTAGTAGGTTCTAGTGAACTAGTTAATAATTGCTCTTCTTTAATGGGATTAGGAGTAACTTTGGGATAGATACAAGAGCTTCCTAAGTAGAGCAGGTCTTTGACTTGAGTTTTATATGCGGAATGAATGCAATTGGCAGCAATCATTAAGTTTTCATAAATGAAATCGGCAGGAAAGGTGGAATTGGCGAGTATGCCTCCTACTTTTCCTGCCGCAATGATTACCGAATCAATTTCTTCTGATTGAAAGAAATCTTCTACATCTTCTTGAGAGGTTAGATCAAGTTCTGAATGGGTTTTATAGACAGGTTCATATCTGGTTAAATCTAAGTTTTTTAGTAGGGAAGTTCCTACTAAACCTTTATGTCCTGCTATGAAAATCCTCTTACGCATCAAATAATTATATAGTCACATGCTTTGAGACTATCAAGGTTCTTCCCGCCTGAATAACTTACACTAGATTTCAGACTATCTTCAATTAATTTAATTTGCTCTTTTAAAGTTAATCCATTGGTATCAGTATGAATGATGGTTCCTTCGACATTAGAGGAATGACCTTTTGCTTTGGCGGTAGAATTACCGTAATAACCTTCACGAATGGCAGGAGAGTCGATACATTGAGAGAATAAGAATCCACTACAGACATAATTTGCTCCGAATCGAATAGCTTTGGCAATATCACCGATTGCAGGTTCTCTTGTTGCACATTTAGTAATACCTCCATCAGAGATGATTTTAATCTTATTTTTAGCTTGGGCCATTCGATAAAGATCACCAATAGAGGTCGAACCAAAACCGGTGAATTGACGGGTTCTACAACTTTGACTAATTCCAATATTAACCTTTGCAGCATCTACACCTAAATCTTCTAACCATCTGATCCAATCAGGATGATCCCCATTACCAACAATTAAATAAGCAGCAGGAAGATGTTCTTTAATATATTTGATCATTCTTTCTACTTGATCTTGCCAAGATAATGCAACATCAATAGTGATATAAAGATTATTTTTTTTATAATGGTCTTTAATCCATTGAACTAATTCATAATCAGAATCTTTAACTCCGATAGAGACGGATGCAATATTCCAATTATCTTTTTCGACTCTGGTAAGGAAATCTTTAATTTGAGAATAGGGGCAAGTACGATGAAAGATATAGAACCACCCTGCTTTATCAAAGATTTCGCAAATATCTTCATTGATAATGGCTTTCATATTTGCAGGGAAAACCGGTGAATTGATTTTGATATGGCCTATAAGGGTAGAAATATCACATTCTTTTCGTGAATTTATAATACATCTACCATGTTTAAGTAGAATATTTTCATAGGTTAGGTGTTGGGGTATGTTATTCATATTAGTTAATCCAAGATTTTGCTACATTCCAATTACTTCCGGTAAAGTGCCGGAATTTTACTTTACTTCTATCATCAAACTTATTGATATAGAAAGTAGTATCAGATTCACCGGGCCAAATAGTTAGGTTATATTCTACGGGAAGAATTTGCACATGTCTATTAAAATCTTCTACCGAATAAAATGTAGTAATCTTCTTGTCGGAATGAACTCCATTATTAGGTAATTCTGTGAAGGGAATCCATGAATGACGCTTAATACCGAAAAGATCGTAGAAGACCGCCTGCTCACGGAATTCATTTAAAAATATTGATGGTGGTCTATTAGGAAATCCTTCATGAATAGTATATTCTCTTGACATTCGCTGAAAGCGATCTTCGTCAAGGATATTATCTACTAACTGTCGAGTCCAATCATTGATTCTCAATCCAAAAATACCGTGGCAGTACGAGTTTCCAGAGTCTATACAAATTGTCATAGACTTATCCTCGGCAGGTTCATAATCATCTACCCAAGATTTTACCACAACATCCGCATCTTGTTGAATAATTATATCATTCTCTTTTAATGTTTCGCTTTTAATTAGTGATTGAATAATGCTCCATTTACACCAAGTTAAGTTGCCGCGAAAAGGAACAGGATTATGTTCTTTCCGAATCTCTACATATTTAAATCCATGCAGTTCACAGTAATCTTTATTTCTAGGAGAAATAATCTCGTCAAAAATCTTCTGGCGATAATCATTTTCTGGATAGGCACTGATAACAAATAGGTATTTCATTCAAATATATAATTCTTTAGATTGTTGAGAGCTTCTTTATATTCAGCTAATAATTTCTGGAAATGTGCATCATCTATTTCTTCCCAATACGAATACTCGTCCATGGCATAATGAAAGCCTTCAAAACTTATAATTTCTTTAATATAATCTTTAGCGTTTTTGTCCATCTTATTTTCTCAAATAAATTAATAGGTATTTCATCGATCTAGTAGATATGCTTGATAATATATATCAGCCAAATTCATTATCAATTCTTGAGCACGACTTTCATCCCAATGTTCGGATTTAGACATATTATATGCTATTTTTAAATATTCTCTAATATCAAATATTTTTTCTAATTTCATATTTCTATATTCAATTTGAAACTTTTCATGCTCATACATGGGAGCAGGTACAATTATATCTTCTATCATAATCTCTTCAAAATCTGATTACAAGTGCCCTCAAGCGTGAACCAATCATCGTATAATTCTTTCGCTTTTCTCAGCATACCATTATATCTTTCTTTATCATTATAAATTTCCATTAAAATATCATGCATGTGGTAAATTTGATCGGGTTTAATGATAACACAAAAATCTTGCCACTTCAATTGTTCTTCCCAAGGAAGCCAATGTTTATCTGAAACATAAACAGGAACAGAATTTAATTGCATTGCCTCATATAATCTAAAACTGGCGGGCGCGTTCCCTCTTATCGCTAAAGTGAAAGCAGATTGTGAAGTTATTGTAATAAATTCATCTAATTTTTCTGATGGTAATGTTTGTTGCCAATTTTCCATAGGAGGAAAATAACAATCTTTATATTTTCGTAATACTTCATAAGTGTATTGTCTTAAAGGGTGTGTCATCCTACCCACAAACGAACAAAGGTATTTTTTGTTGTCGGTGATTATTAGCTTTTCTTGGGGTATTTTAGACACTACTAATGGAATAGGCACTTTATATGTTCCCGATCCTCTGTCGCTTGCAGCAGCAAATACAGTGGTATTACGGGGCAATGTATGTAATACCCCATCATCAAACTGAACAATTGTAAAATATTCTTCATTTTGTGGAAGAGCATTTAAATATTCCTGAACAGGGATAGGATTCTGTTGAACATATATAGGGGTCCACCAAACGGCTAGATATTTTTTATTAGTTTTAACTTTATCTTTGTTAGCATGAAATGCATTAAAGAAACTTTCCTCCAAATAAGTTTCAGGATTCGCATATGGTGGCATGGGAGGATACTCGGATTTTATCCTAAGTTTTGAAAAATCGTAAATCATATTATTTTAATTTCTCCTTAAAAAGTTCTAACAATTGCTCTTTATGCTCATAATGACAATAATTACCATGAAGAAATAATAACTTCTCTTTAAAGGGAATTTCAAAGGTGTTATCTGTTCCATCCCATACTTTACCTGCAATAGACCCATACGTAAATGCAACATCGAACGGAAGAACATTAAACTTAATGTCTTTTAATTCAAAAAATCTATGTTTATTCACTAAAAGCCAGGTGAATACTTCCTGTTCATTAGCAAATGTTGGTTGCCCTGGAACAAGAGTTGTGCCATGCATAATAACATTAACTGCCTTCATTAAATTCCTAGTATTTTCCGTGGATTTGATACATATTATTCCAGTACAATAATTGGGAAAATGAGGAAAAGGAGAATCAGATTGACATAGAACATCATAATCCTTCATTGCTTTTTGAACATAATCAAAGAAGTTCTGAACAATGATAATATCAGTATCCACAAAAAGATAATATTCTCCATCAGGAGTAGTCATTAACTCATTGTATAACAGTTCTGATTTTATTTGCATGAAGTTCTTCCATTCGGAAGAATTAAATTTTGGTTTCTCTCCTGCTAATTGTGGAGCTTCTACTGCTTTTAATTCCAAACGATCATCTTTAGGAAAAGATGGAAGAAAATATTCTTCATACATTTTTTTATGGCTTGGACTATATAATGTTACGATTTTCATCAACTACTCAATATAACGTATTTGCTTTTCCGTATCAAGTCGCATCGCTTCAAAAAAGTTTTCAGTAAATTCTTTTTCCCCTTCTGGAACAACTGTAAACTTTCCCCAAGGGCGTCTTTTGCACAGGTTATGTTGCAGGTGAAAAAACATCAAATTAACCACTAATTGATTAAAAGGACTGTTCTTGATTTTATTTTCATTATATCTCTTCTCTACAGAATCTTTATGAGAAACATTGTCATGAAATATATGACAAATAATAGGCTTTTGGGGATCATTTAATAATTTCCCGCCATATAACATAATTAATCCAGCATACAATACATCAAATAAAGGTTGTCCAATTAACATCTCGGGGTGCAAGTGGGCATATTTGTTCCACCATTCTTTTTTATAGCAAAAAAAATCGAAGCCAGCCGGTTCACTTCGGATAACATTAATTCCTTTCTGTTTAATTTCATTAAAACTATCAACTGGTTCAATGTCTAACCGAGATGCAGCAAAAGCAGGAACATCGTTTTGTTGCATATAATCAATAAAATTCTTAGTTAAGATACAATCACTATTAACATATGCAATATGAGTGATGGTCTTATCTTCTTGAGCTTTTTTATAAAGAATATCCAATATATCTTTAATAGATGGAATATCTTTTTCTGAATCATCTAGATAAAATCTAGAATTGATGTATAAATCAAATAAGGCAGGAATACCAAATCGAGAAATTTTCCCTTCGTTTTCAAAAGGAAATTGTAAGGCAACTAATTCAATTAAATCTGGATATTGTTGTTGTAAATGTATCCAAGATTCCCTTGCAATATCTTGTCGAATATTATTTCCGTATATGTTCGTGCCTATAAGGATTTTCATAAATTTCCGTAACCTCCTTTATTACATGCTAAACTTCTCAAATTACTAATTAATTCTTCCTGGGATGGTGCAAGAATATTAGGCACATGAACATAATGCTCTGCCATGAATATCTTATAATCATTTTGTAAGGTATCCCATCTGTTTCCATTAGGATCAATCCTACTAATTGCATCTGGATTATTCTTTATAAGAGAATCACTTAAACTTAAATCCCCAAAATTCCAAAACCCAAAACCGTATCGAGAAGTAGAGAACCTATATGCCCATTCCGCATCAAAAAGACTCTTCATTTGCTCATTATATAATCCAATATCTTCTAATACTCTTAATGACCTATAAGTAAACTCATTGGTCATATTCTTATAGAAATAAATGATTAAATCATCATTATATCGAATTTTATGTCTAGGTGTTCTTGCTCCAACTGGTCCACTTTCCCATCCATAACTGGCAAATGAAAAATATTCTATTCCCGTTATTTTTGCAGCATTAATATATTTCTCAAAAATAGTTTCATCTAGACAAACCATGTCATCTTCGCATAAAAAAATATGCACATTACCTAATTGTTGGGCAATCTTTAATCCATCATTTCTAGCAGATGCAATATTCTTAACCTTCTCATGTTGAATCCAAATCAATTTATTATCTGGTAGATTATAAGATTTGGTGTAAGGATTGCCTCCATTTACTACAATAACTTTATCTACTTTATGAAACGGCATACTATTCCATAAGGTATCGAAATAGTTTTCCGAATTAAAAGTAGTAATAATTAAGGTAATTTTGTCATTCATCTCTAATGCCCAAATCCTACCTTTCTTACCGGTTTAACTATATTACCATTATCTTCTGCATTATAAATATCAGCAAGGACCATTCGTTCTTGGGGTGGATCAATACCATATAACTTCTGATACAAGGCTTCTGTCTTTTCTCTAGATAACTTCTCAAAGAAGTGTTTAATGAACATTCTTCCTCTGCGTTTTAATGCAGAATCAATTTTATCTTCGGAAGTATTGAATGTTGCAATTATTTTGAAATTTAACACTGATCCCATAATACCATCTGATAAATTCAGAATAATGCTCATGGCAGAATTGGTTTCATCTTGTTCCCTTGAAATCAAAACTTTCTCTGCATCTTCAATCAACAACAAGCTGTTGGAATATTGTTTAATGAATCCAAGAAAAGCAGGATCACTCAATGCTTCTACATAACAAGGCGGAATATAAATCTTCCGAACAGAAGGAAGTTGATTAAGAAGATACTTAATATAATTGGTCTTACCTGAACCAGGTTCTCCGTGAAGAAGAGCAATTCTATTATTTTGTAAAGAGAAATCTTGTGCCCAATCTATAATCTTTTCATGAACCCCTTTAAATTTATCATCATAATTTTCATCAATATCAAGATCAAATCCAGTGATTGTATAAGGGCGAAGAACCATTTCTCCGTATTCATTCTTCTCAAATAAGTGAATATTATGATTGGTATCTTTTTTGACTTCGAAAAGGTTGCGAAATTCTACAACATTATTCTTATAATCTGTATTGATATTATAATAAACATTTACAGTGAAGGTTTTATTATCATCTGCATCATAAGAACGTTCAGTAGAAACGCTTAATTGAATAGTTGCTTCATTAGCAAGATTAACAAATGTGATATTTTCATTAGAATTATAACGAGAATCACTTGTACAAGTAAAGATTACATAATTCTGTTTTAGAATATATTCTAATACTTTATCTAAGTTTTTCTTAGAGACTTTGAAACAAACTGTGGATGCAACTTGTTCAAAGAGCATAAAGTAAATACCTTCAGCACTATAAAATAAATCTCTATGAATGAGAAGTTCCTGGGGAAACTTGTAATCTTCAAATCGAGAAAACTTATTAATGATTTCTGAATTTAAAAAAGAATAATTTTCTAATTCGAATGCTTCTCCTGAAGGAATTGCAGAGGAGGAAAATCCAGGAACAGTTACATGTGCTCGACTCATTAGGATAATAGTTGTTTGTTGGCAAAACGTTTTTCAATATCAATTAAAGCAGCAAGAACATCGTCTTGAGAAAATCTTGGGGCATCTTGAGGAAAGTAACCGAAAGTTTCTTTAAAGAGTTGCCAAGAATAACTAAAATTAGATTTGAATTCAGGATCATTTCTAATGACAGATTTTTCATGGTTCGCATCTTGATCAGAGATATATAGGAATGAGTTTAACACATCAGCATGATAAAGTAAAGGGGTTCCTCGTTCATTAAGGAAAATCTTTTGATGTTGGGCTAAATGTTCTGCGGCATTTAAATATCTTTCATCAAAATATCCGCCATCTTCAATCATATCTGCTCGAATTAAGGTAAATGCTTGAAAGGAATGTAGATAAATATCTACTTCTTTATTGGTATATTTAACTGTTGCCCGTTTCTTGGGAGTTCCATCATCATTGACATTTCCGCCACTAATTCCGCCATGTAAACCGTACGATAGTTGTGCTGCCCATAGTCCGCTATCAGCAGCAGTAAGAATATATTCTTCAAATACTTTATTATCTTTGATAACGATGTCATCTTCGGCAAGGAAGATATATTTGAAACCGTCTTGGGAGGCTTTGCGCATTCCCATATTCTTTGCAATTCCGACAGGAACTTTACGTCTGGCTTGAAGAACCTCTACATCAGGAGGATAGTTGTCATAGGCTTGACCTGCATTGATGATATAGATTTTTGCAACAGCATCACGGTTAATGGAATTGACGAGGTTTTTACAAAAATCTGAACGATTGCATGTAATAATGACTACGGCAGTTTCTTCTTTAAATCGATTAATTTCTGACATTTTAATTATGATAATTTACCATAAATGATTTAAGGTTTCAATAAATATGTCAGAGTATCAGCATTAATTTTTCTTAACAGTTTAGAATTAGAATTGTTCATTATAGATAAATCTATTGCCATCGTAATAATCCGTTCCCATTCTAATTGGGTATCTTTTTCTAAATCTTTGAATCTTCTTCTATCAGGATAGATAATGTTCCATATGATTGAAGTAATTTCCCAGTCAGATAATTTATCCGGTTTGGTTTTATCTATATCAAAAGCATTCCAAGATGATCCTGACTTTCCGTTACAAATACAACAAGTATCTTGATATTCTGTTCCAATGGAGAAGTCGCCCATCCATTGTAACCCTGTTCCGTTACATGCTTTACAGTTATTCATAATATTAAAATAAATCAGAATCGTCAACCGTTTTTGATTTTAAAAAATCTGTAAATTCTTCTAATGCGAGTATCAACCCTTCTGTGCTCCAATTTCTCATTTGCGGAACATCAAAAAATACTTCGTGTTCATTCATATCAGTTATTTTTATTCTCATGATAACTTATCATACATCAGTTGACACTTTTGTGCAACCTTTTTCTTCAAATCACCCGATAAATTCATCAAATTCTCCATCGGCCAATTACCCAATGTCTCTTTAATATCAACAACCTTGAATTCCTTAATCTCACTGGTTTCACTATCTATCTGTTGCACTTTTTCCCTAATAGTATTAGTTCTTAATTCCAACGGATTCATTGCTAATACTTTACTCTTCCATTTCTCTCCAACTTCTCCCATCACATAATCAATGGAAACGAAATTACCAGGAACTATGCCTAATTGAGATTCATTATGAATATGATAAAATCTAGGAGAAACAGTATTTTCTATTTTTTCTACTTTTAATGTATCAGTATCCAAAATATGGATAAAATTATCATTATTAGCTTCACCATAATTTAATTGCATAGGAGAACCTAAATAATGAAAGGTTCTTTCCCCATAAGAACGTTGTTGTGGTTTGTGGTAATGTCCTGAGAAGGTAATAAGGCATCTTTCCATGAGTTCTGCTGCTTTTAAACCATGAGTAGATAGTTTACCCTTGCTCATTTCAAATGATTGAACATCCCAATGTCCTATTACTATTTTAGAATTAAAAGGAATCTGTTCTAGACTTGTTCCCCAAGGACAATATACAATATCATCAATAGTTGTAACTTCTTCATCAATAATTCTAACATTCTTTCTTGTTTTAAAAATTGATAGAGAAGTAACTTCTGAATGTTCTAGATAAAAAGAACAATGGTTTCCGCTAGTGATAGTAACATTAAAATCTTTTAAAATATCTAGAAATAGATGACCAACATTTAAAGTGAGAAGGGAGATTGAACTTCTATTATGAAAGAAATCTCCGGCAATGATAATATCAGAAATATTTAAACCTTTTAAGGTGTCTCTTAGCCATCTAGCGTAATCTAAATGGATGGTATGAAACAGAGCGGAATCTTTAAGATTTCCGATATGTAAATCTGATATAATTGCTTTTTTACTCATTAGTTAATTCTCGTAAACAACCTCATCATGATCAGAATCAGAAAACACTTTGGGTCGGCGCACATTGGTATAATTTTCTGTGGATAATGTTGCTTCCCATACTTCTTCTTGATAGGCATCAATGGTTTGTTTTGCTAAGTTTTCTTTCTTAATTCTATTAATGAATGAATTGGCACTAATTCCTGTGAAGTAATTAAATGCATCACTCTTATAGGTAATATACTCTCCATCTGCTCTCATTTCAAATACTGCTCCTTCTTGAATCTTCTTTTTACGAATCTTCTGCCGTCTATCGAAATGATAAAAATATTGAATCCCATTACTTTCATCTTTCTTAATAATCTTATCAGTAGAATATCCCTTAAACGAACAATCTCTTACTGCTTTAACCATTTTAAGAATAGCATCGCCAATCATCTCTGCTTTCCATGAATATCTTACAAAGTTAGGAAGATATGCCATTCTATCTGCAATATCATTAATCATTGTGGCAAGTTTATAAGGAAAAGCAGGATAATCTTTTGTTTTATCAACTATTTTTTGAATCTTCCAATCATAATTATCTCCTAATGCCAAATAATAGTTGCGAATTTCTTCCCACATCTCTTCTGGTTTAACATAAATGTCGGTTTCTTTCTTCTTTTCTCTTTTCTTCTTTACAATAGGAATATCATCGTCTTCAAGATAAGCAGCAACAACAGTTGCCTCAATATCTTCAATATTATCTAGTTCAATTTCATCTTCTAAGTCGAGGTTAATTTTTGCCATGGTTTTTAAATTGTTATCTTTGTTATTTTAAAAGGAAGCTTTTCCTTACTATAAATTTGTAATCTCTGTTTAAGATGATCTAGCGAATATTCAGTATTATCTGCAATATCATAGATAATTGCTTTGGATTTATTCTCATGCAATCTCATTGATCTTCCAATAGATTGAGCAATCTGAACACCACTTTTTCCTATACATACAAAGATTACATAAGGAAGATTCTTGATGGATATACCAGTGGAAAATATCTTGGACATACCTACAACAACTACATCATCAGTAGTTTCCATTAATTCAGTAATGGAGGTACGATCTTCTGTATCCATTGATCCTTGAATGAAATAAACTTTCTTCTTAGTATTTTCAGAAATGAGTTTAAGTAATCTTTCCCCATGATCAATTACATCAACAAGAATAAGAATATTACCTTGTAATTTATTTGCTAGTTTAAGAATAACGTCATTTCTTCCTGAATGAGAATAGATGAATTGTTGTTCTTTGATATATCTAGCAGTGGGAAGAAATAATTCGTCCTTGGTAGGTTTATCAGGAGAAGAAAGATGTTTACAGAGGACGACTTTAATTTCTACTTCGGATGCAACGCCTTTTTTACGAGCTTCATAAGAAGAAAACTCATAAACAATGGGTCCAATTTTACCAATAACATTCCAGATTGCTAGATAACCATTGGGTAATGTTCCGGTAAGACCAAAACGATGAGAAGTATTCATATTATGAACTACTTTGTTGATTTTATTTTTCTTTTCTCCTAAAGTGTGAACTTCATCGACAATAACCATATCAAAGTCTTTAACTTTAGAAACGGTGTAAGGAATGTCCGAGATTAGAATTTGACTGTTAGCAACAATGACAGGGGAATTCCAATCAGGTTCAAAACCATCTCCCCAACGAGAAATAATAGGCATGTTAAACTCATTATGAAAAGAGTTAAAAAGTTGATTGACAAGACCTACATTTGGAACGATAATAAGACAACGAAAGGTTGGATTATATTTGAGAATAGTTTTAATTAGTCCTGCTGCCAGGAGGCTCTTTCCCGAAGATACACTAAGCAAACCAATACCTCTGCCGTTCTTTAAAAATTCTTTAATGGTGTCTTTCTGATGATCATAATAAGTAAATCCTTCAATATTTTCTAATTCATAATTGGAAAAAGCAGGCGAGAATACTTTTTTAAATTCATCGGAAACGTTTACCTGTACTGGAATTTGTAGAGATGAAATAAAATTATCCATTTCTTCCCAAAGACCGATAGGAAAAACTCCAGAAGGAGTTATAATATATTTCCTTGGCGAAAACCTTCTTGCCATATAAGAAGGATTAACAACAGAGAATTTTTCTCGAATTAATTTAAAAATATGAGGAGAACATTTTAAAACTCCGCTATTGTTTTTAAAGGAAATATCAATAACTTCTTTTACCATTTTATAAAGATTCCATCTTCATCATCTCGACTAAATTTCTAAAGTCAAAACCTATCTGGTTAAGTTGTTTAACCGCATCATCCAAGTATTCTACAAGAATTTCTTGATCTTGAATTTGTCGATTGATTTGACGAATATCTACGTCTCCTTCTGCTTTTTTCTTTAAGGCAGGAACACTAACAGGTAATACATTTCCTTGAATTTTTTGCTGTAATAGAGCCTCTTTAGCATCATATAAGCGTAACATGTGCTGCTTAGCTTGTGTGCGTCTGTATAGCCATTTGTGACGCATATTAGGGGCACTGTATTGTTTTTCTAAGAGATTAGTTGCATCTACTTGAGTATCAATCTCAAGTTCCTTAGCATACTTCTCGGTCAATTCATTTGTTTCCATTTCAAATACTATAAGGGATAGAATATCACATTTCTAGTAAATATTTGATAATCATGAAAAAATTTAACGATTTCGTAAAGAAAATTCTGTCAGAGTGTGATGGCGGAATGGGAGTTGCATCAGTATTAGGTAACGATGGGCCTTATGACACATCTGATCCGAGAAATCCTACTGTTCTTGGTCCAATACAACGTCGGATTAAGTTCAAGAAGAAAAAGAAATCACGTAAATAATTATATGACTTCTAAATTTGATTCCTTTTATAAACTATGTAAAGAACATTATGATAGAAGTAATTTATCAAATATGTTTCTCCAGGAATTACAAAAATATCCAAGATCGGAAATCAAGGCAGTTAATGAATGGATTGAAAAGGAATTAAAATATTTGGCAAATCAGGCAGAGACAGGTCATATTGATGTTTCTATGTGGAAAGTTCCGCATCCGCCCATTTATCGTCGTGATTATAAGAAACATCGGGAAATATATGATAATGCTGCACATTATATCCAGAGCACAGTTTTAGATTTTCTTGCAAGAAGTCCAAGAAAACGTTATTAACTTGCTTAAATATTTCTCATGTCATGGGAAAATTTACCGCCAGAAGAAGAATTAGAGAATTGGTACGGGTTCGTGTACCGCATCACGAGGTTAAATGCCTTAGAAGGGGAACCCCGATTTTATCTAGGTTGCAAGAAACTTAAATCAAAAAGAAAACTTCCCCCTCTTAAAGGATCAAAACGTAAAAGAACAGTGATTAAGAAATCCGATTATGAAACTTATTATGGTTCTTCTAATGAACTTCTAAAAGATATTGAAAAGTATGGAAAAGAAAACTTTAAACGAGAGGTTTTAAAAATGTGTACTTGTCAATGGCAGTTGAAATATGAAGAGCTTTGGTTCCAAATTCAAGAAAATGCTATTCTTAAAGATACGTACTACAATGGAATATTAAATGCTCGCATCGGAAAGGTTCCCGTAAAATTAGTGGAAGAATATAAACATCTTTTGTGATATATTATCACCATGCAATACCAATTCATGCTTCTTGAAGAATTCTTCAAATCATGGCAAATAGAATATATCAATCTTCTTAATTCTTGCCAATTATTAGGCAAGTTCACTCCTGATTGTAAGAAAATCCTCATTTATCTCTATCTAACCAATATCAATAAACTCTTAGATAAGAAGGGTTTATTATTTTATCATACTGATGTTCTTTCTCCTAATTTAGAGATTTTTCAATATATTGATTATGAAAAGTTTAACACTTTCTTTAATAAAATTTCTAAAAAAGTGAGAAGTTTAACTGGAAAGGTTTTCATTGTGAAAAATAATAAACTTTCCTATGTTCCATCTATGGATAATTACGATAAATTAGATGGATGTATTCAAGACGAAATCCTTTTACTTAATAATATTAAATCCGATATGAAAGAGTTTAAGAAATTTCTGTCAGAAGTTAATCTGAAACATATTTTCAATGATATGACAAGAAAGTGTTGCTAACCCATAAAATGTGAATCTTTAAAATCCTTATCACCTTCTGGTGTACTATCAGAATTATCTAAGTATTTTACGGATAACACATTCCATTTCTTTTTGGCGAAAAATGCCATTAAATGTTGTTTAGTTATATTGCTTTTTGGTTGAGCTTCTTGCCAAATATAGACAGTTCTATTGGAGAAATTATATCTCCATTGTATTTCAGTTGGATCATTTAGTAAACCTGCAAATGATCTGGGAACAACAGACCTATCTCCAAGTATATTAACTCTTCTATCAACTAATGCAGAATGTCCTATTTTTGGATCATATACATAAGCATAAGCAGTTCCTTCATTATTAGTAAATCCAATCAATCCGAGTGCTTCTGCTTCTAATAACATATCAACGTAAGAATCGAAACTTTCATGAACATTTGCATGTAATGCTTGAATATATTTCTTTGCTTTCTCGACGGAAGAAGAGCAACCTACTTTCTTTCCACTCTTCTTTAAATAAACGCAATTCCCTTTTCTTATATATGGCATTAAATTATTTATCAATGACCAGACAAATAAATTTCATCATATTTAGGAATACGTTTTTGTACATTTTCAACAGTCAATAACTCGGCAGGAACAAGTTCCAATAACCTTGAATCATGGTAATCTACATGATCGTCATAATTCCTTTGTTCATACATTATGTTATAAGAGTAAATGTATGAATTAGCTTCTTTGATATATTTGGCAAGTTTTACGGGTAACTTATATTTCTGAATCTCTTGTAAAACTCTTTGTTCACAATCAATTTCCAATAATTGAATATTCAATAAATCCTTTAAAGAATAATCATTGGATTCAAAATTGATATATCTAGTGAATAAAGTATCACTGGCTACTCCATTCTTCCATATTTCTGTCTGTTCTTTCCATTGTTTGAAATGACAATATTCATGAATGAAATAATGAAAGAAATTCACAAAATCATCATTAAATGACCTTAAAATAAACTTAGGAAAATTACTAATAGAAGGATCAAAACAACTATAAGAATGTCTGCTTATATTGGTTCTCTTAATCAAAGAAATAGAAACACCACTTAGAAACATTTCCTTGATAGCTTTACCAATATATGCTTCCTTTGTCATAGATTATTACTTCTTTTTCTTACCAATCACTTGATCATGAATTAGTTTACGACATAAGTTAGCATAACCGGGATTCATATCAATGATATTTGCTCCTTCAAAGAACAATACGAAAGGAGAATGAGTTGCAATAATAACTTGAAAATGTTCAGATAAAGTTAACAACGTCTTAAATAATTCAAATTGTTTAGGAAGAGCAAGAGCTTTTTCCGGTTCATCAAATAGTAAGGTAATCTTTCCATTGCGAGGAAGACTTTGAATGTATTGAACTTCTGCAAGAGCGGCTTGTTTATCAGCAATATCTTGAGGAATAGCAGCAAGATTAGGTGGATTTTGAATCACTTGCATAATCTTGTTGATTTTATGAATACGATATTGTCCGCTAGATGGTTTTGCTGCCATTACATCTAGTTGTTCTGCTCCTGTGGTAATACCATCTTCTGATAGTACAGAATTATCAAAGAACCATGTAAAATTGTTCTTGTTGAGCATTTCCGAATCATTATAGAATGTTGGTGTTCCATCCCATACTACTTGGGCATCAATGTTAGCAGGAGTATATGCCTTATATACATAAGGAAAATGATTGACATATCTTGATGCTAATTTCATTGGATCAGAAATAGCGGACCATCCCCCTTTTTGAATACCGCAGTATGCAGCCATAGTTTTTAATGTAGTACTTTTGTTACATCCGTTCTCACCAAAAAGTACGTTCAATGCAGACCCAAACGTAAAAGTTTTATCTTTAATATGAGGAAAATTGGTCGGAAAGCCGTTTAGAAATTTAATACTTTTAATCATTTATTTAAAAACCAAATTGTTTCTTAATTGAATCAAGGTCTTCTGTACCTTCAAAGATCATTGACATTTTATCTGCAATCATACCAGATACATCTTCAATAGAAGGAGGATTAGGATTAACTAAATTACTCACTAAATTAACATATTGATAATAAGAGATAATAGTTTCAATTCCTAATAGAAGGAATCTACTTTTCTCTTTAATAAAGGTGAAATGACTTTTAATTTGATTACTTTGATCTACGAATTGTTGAACAGAACTAGGATCATTAGGATTGTAACTTAAAGCAACAGTATAATTCTTTGTTTCATTTTCTTGAGTTTGTTGATTGAAACTTTGAAAAGAAATATCGAAGTATTTGATATTATCTAATGTTAGATTAGATGAAGCAGTATCACCAACAATGAAGTTTTCCGTAGAAGTGGTTATTTCTGGGATGTCGGTATTAGCTAGATCGAAGTCTAATTGTTCATAGGCTTCTCTGGTGATGCGGACTTCGGTATCAATATAATCTTTAACCGAGAGGGATAATTCGGTGCATCCTCCTGTTGGAGAGTTTAGAATAATTTGATGATTTTGAAGTTCATCATCATCAGGAACGGTTTCAAATCCAAGGGATTTCTTTAAGTCGGTTCGTAGTTTTTGTTCGTTGAATTGCATATATATTTTATTGAAAAGGTTTTGCTGGTAACATAAGAGTATTAGCTAAATGTTCATAGCCTTCATTCTTATCGATATTAGGTACTTCAGTTGTAACATTCTGTTCTTCTGATAGAAGTTTTGACGGTTGTTCAAAATGTGCAAGCAACACTGCCACCTCCTCGGCTATTTTCTTTTCTTTGGCTATTTTTTCGTCACGTTCTTTTGACCATTGATCGAAATAACTTTCTTTTTTAGCTAAAGGAGTATTGTTTTTAATATACTCTTTGCACATATTTTCATATATACTAGCTAGTTGAAAGGGTTTTTCTGGTAAAGACTTAATTGATTTAAATTTCTCTTCAATTTCTTCATTAGTAGGAGTATGAGAATAATTGACTAGTCGAGTAGGCGTTAAATGTTCTTTAATTTGATCTACATCAGAATCTTTCGCAAAAATTCCTTCATAAAAATTCTTACGATTTTCTTCTTTAGAAAAATCTGTTGATGCAGCACTACACTGGAAAACGTTCAAATCGTTTTTAAAGCTATTACATAATTTAAAAAACTCTTCGGTATTCCATGGATCAATATCGACTAACTCACAAGAATTCTCTTTCTCAGGAACTACTTCATCTTTATATCCCTTATACTCTTCGCCGGTATATCCCCAAGTATCAACATCTTCTTCCTTCTCTGGATGAGAACATTTCTTTTCCTCAAATTTACCATGCTGAATATAATCAAAAAGTAAATCCGTATCATCAATCAATTCTGTGACAGAATGATGCTCAATTGAGCTATATTTTAGGGTCTTAAGTAATTCTAATCGAATATTACTTGCCTCATTTAAACTATTATATTTCATACTTTTTCTGGTAACTCTATTTCCTTAATATTAATCGAAGCCTTATTGATATATTCTAAATTATACAAATACTTCTCCAATTCTTCTTTATCTTCATTTAAACGGGTAATGTTCCACGTCTTCGTATCATCATATTGGTAAAATCCAATGTAATATGTTTTAAAATTCTTTGACATTCCTATATATTAACATTAATACAGTTGAGATTCAAGGATTTCCGTATTATCAACTGAAATTTCTTGAATTGCTTCAGGAGAATAATTCTTTAAATGTTCCGTGTAAGGAATAAACAAATAACCGTGACATTCAGGACATAATTGTTCATCTTCAAAACAAATTAAATCGCATCCTTGACATTTTTTATTGGATTTGAAAAGAACATAACGAATAAATTCGCTTAAAGATTCATTGGGAAGAGTGGTTGAGATATTCATAAAATATAAAGAAGTTTCTTGGGTCGAGTTACAGCAGTATAAAGGATTCTTTTACGTTCATCAGGTCTATTATTCCTCATAATATCATTATAAACAATAAAAGAATTTTCATATGTACTGCCTTGCCCGCAATGGGCAGTTATTGCGTAGTTAAAATTCACCGCAGAAAACTGCTCAATGAATCTGTAATACACTTTCCATTTATTGATTTTTTTCTTTATATCAACCTCTTTTATTGCATTATTCGATAATCCTTGTAAAGTAATATTATATAATCTCTCTGACTTCTCATGTAAAATATGAATCCAGAATTCTTGATCTTCGTCTCCTCTTACTAAACAATTATAATATTGAAAAGTTCCTTCTGGTAATACTTTAGTCTGCTCATTAATCTCCAATACAACTAAATCTTCATTAGTATTGAAAATAATTTCATCTTCATTATGATTAGCAACATCTTTAATAGGTTTATCAGCAATCAATTTCTCTCCTAATACAATTTTATTACATTTTCCATATTTCATATTCCTAATGATGGAATTGAACATATCAACCGTTGCATTGGTCCATGCAATAACCTTGGCATGATTAGCATCCTTATCAAATGCTTCTGAACAAAAATAATGTCTCAATAAAGTATTAAGAATCTGCTTATCACCATTAAGCATCACTACTCCAGTTTTATCAACTAATTCCTTTTGTCCAGGAATAAAATTAAATTTATCAGTTAAAATACTTTGGGAACATTTAATGATAGGATTTCCTGCTGCTTGACGAACAATTTGAGTCAATTGAAAATGTGAAATATTGTATAATGCTCTTTTTTCTTCAAGCATAGGAATTGCATGTGTGTGATTAACCGGATTAATCTGATTAGCATCTCCTACAAATAGAACCTTGGTGCCTCTAAAATTCTGCTTTTCGATTTCATGAAATAATTCATCGGAAACCATTGATGCTTCATCGACAATAATCAAATCATAGAAAGAAAGTTTACAGGGAGATTTAGCATCTTTCTTATAAATCTCTTTACCATCTTTAGTAATTAAGTGTTTAAGACCTAAAAGAGAATGTAAAGAAGAGAAATCAATTCTATCTTTATTTTCGTCTTTGCACATGGCTTTTGCAACTTTAACAGCTTTATTCGTAGTTGCCGTTAGAGCAATTTTGCCGAATAGGCCATGATTAACCATATAATCAACAATTAACGAACATAAAGTAGACTTACCACTTCCAGCTTGGCCAGCAAGCAATGCCATATCATTATCTCCCCTTTCAATAAAATTAATAATATTATCGTATGCTTTTTGTTGGTCCTCTGTTAAGACAATATCCATACTCAACTATACATTAATGAACACTTGGTATCAATTTATTAATATAATCTTTTACAGTATCCACTAATCCATCTTCAATTTTAATCAATGGTTCCCATCCTAATTCCCTCTTTGATTTACTATAATCAATTAAATATGTTTTATCATAACCGGGACGATCTTTAACAAATGTCTTCAAGGTATGATAACTTTTTTCTTTGGGATGAGTTTTATCAAAATAATCACAAATAATATCACAGATGTTTAGATTGGTTACATTCTTATTTGTTCCAAATAGATAAGACTCTCCATTCTTACCGGCTTGTATTGCTCTTATAATGCCTCTACAATGATCCGTAACATGAATCCAATCCCTTTGGTGCAGACCGTCCCCATGAAGCGGAATTTCCTGCCAATTAACGCAACTATCAATAATCTTGGGAATCAACTTCTCTGTGTGTTGTCCCAATCCATAATTATTGGAACAATTAGTCACAATAACTGGAAAATTATAGGTATTATAATAAGCCTTTGCAATATGATCTGCTGCGGCTTTTGATGCAGAATAAGGATTATTAGGATGATAAGGAGTTTCTTCAGTAAATGCTTTTCCTCCTTGATCTTCAACTGAGCCAAAGCACTCGTCCGTACTAACTGCTATCATTTTTCCTTGAATATTTTCATCTGTCCAATAATATCTTGCTTCTTCTAAGATATTATATGTTCCCCAGATGTTAGATTCTAAGAAAGGTTTTGGTCCTTCAATAGAATTACAAACGTGTGTTTGGGCAGCAAAATGAACAATTAAATCAATCTTATATTTGCTTAAAATTTTATAAACAACATCAGTTGTGATATTGCCTCGAACAAATTCATATCTTTCATCATACCAAGGTTCATGAGAAGGATTAGTTGCTGCATAATTCAGAATATCTAAATTAACAACTTTATTGAATTTAATTGGTTCTTCTTTGAAAAGAAGTTTAAGAAAATTCCATCCAATAAATCCACATCCACCTGTTACCAATACATTAAATCTTTTTTGTTCCATGAGTCTAATGTTTTATTTAGGGACTCATATATATCAGGTAAAGGGATACCAAGATTAATTATTTTAGAAGAATCAAGAGTACAATTTGACCTTGGTACTTTTTCAATCTTTTTAATTTCATTAATATCGTCTAATATTTCCCATTTCCTATTTTTAGGAACTAATCCTTTTTCTTTTAACAAATTAGCAATATCTTGTGCTCTAACCTTTCCAGGATTAGTTACATTATATACCCCGTAGGGGTGTTTATTAAGATAACATTCGGTTGTTGCCCTAACAAAATCATTAATATTAGAAATAGAATTATATTGATTTGTTAATTTATCAAATTTAATTATTTTAGAAATGAAATTCTTGGGATGATCGATATAATCAAAAGGAATACGTAGTCGCCAAATATAAGAATTATCTAAATAAAAAAATTTAATACCTTTCTCTCCTCCTATCTTG